AAATAGCTGTTGGAGCTGTTATACTAGCAGTATCAATTCCTCTAGAGCATAAAACATTATCATATCCAGAAGTAGTTGTGCTAGCTTGTATAGTGATTTGTCTAGAGCTTGCGTTAGTATTTCTAATATATATTTTTATTGATTTCCCATCTGTTAGGTTAGAGATAGTTAGAGTTCTACCAGCTGTGAAGCTAGCTATCCAACTAGATATTGCACAATTAGGTGTAATATTAAGATTAGTTGTTCCAGTAGTAAAATTACAAGTTGTTAAAATAACACTTCCACTTGTAATAAGCGCTAAAGATGAAGTTGTTGAATTTAAAGAATATGAAGAACTTATAGCATACGATGCTGTTAAATTATTTATAACACCAGTTTCACCAGTTATAGAACCAGTCATGTTAAGTGATCCAGTAATAGAAAGAGATCCAGTATGAGAATCATTTCCATTTTTAAGAATATAACGAGCATCTGCTGCTGGTACGTCTAAAGGGGATATTACTAACCATTGTCCCTCTCCGGTAATTGAACTAGTAGTATAAATAAAAGCATCACCATTGTTGTTGGGGTCAACATCTCCAGAAATAACCCATAACGTTCCTGGGGTAAGTGAACCTGTATTAGCTCCGGAAGAAGATATAACTAATGATGATGAATTCCCTGTTATTGTAGATGATAATGCTACTGAAACGTTTCCTCCAGGGGAAGGTAAAACTCCATTTACTGAGGTTACAATACCTGAGGTAGGGATATTTGAGTTTAAAGCATATGAAGCAGTTATAGCATAAGATGCCGTTCCAAATAAACTTCCTGTTATGTCTGGAGCTAGTAAACTACCAGTTACTGTTAATGAGTTTACTCTAAATGTAGATTCCCATTGGTTCAATGAGGGGTTAACTTGGGTTACTTTAAAAGGATTTATATTGTAATTTGGGTCCCAAAATCTAATACCATCTTGTTCAACTTGAAGAATAGAACCTGAAGTAGTTGAAGAGTTGATGGATTTTATTCCAATACTACCAGGTTCAATAGAAAAAGTTGAAGTTAAAGATGGATCATAAGATGCTAATGTAATAGGTGTTCCTGTTAAATTTCCATCATCTAAACTAATAAATGAACTTGAAGGGGCTACATTTATATCATATTGACTTAATAGTGTTGAGCCAAGAGCATTTATAGAACCAGTCATATTAAATGAACCTGAAAGAGATATATCGTATTCTTCTATTCCGGTAAAGGCATCTATTGATTGGGTAACATGCCAAGGGCGGATTATTCCAAGAGAAGTTATTCCTGTTTTTGAGAATTGGTTAGCCATTTAAATTTTATTATAAATATTAAATTATTATTTTGATGCCCATCCTGTATTTCCTGTTCCTGATTCTTTTACATAAAGTGTAGAACCTACTCCACCCGTTAAATTAATATAAATAGTTCCTACGTCAGCAGCAAGTACTCCTTCAGGGGCTCCAGAACCTTTTAATTTTAATGGTGCATATATGTTACCTTCTGTTATCCAATAATCTGGTTGTTTTCCTGAGGGATTGATAGAGGTTGGGTTTGTAATATTTAAATTATTTCCTGAGTCAAAGAAATTTGTAAAAGAACTGGTTGGGTTTATATAAGCTCCTCTAATTTTGTTTCCATCTCCTATTAATGTATTTCCTATAAATGTAAAGTTAGTTATATCAGCATTATTATTTGCTTGTAAAAAATATCCATCTATTTGAGAACCACTAAAATAACAATTTTGAATATTTAAATTTTCAATTGGAGATGCTAAAGTTATAGGAATCGAATAAGCATCATATATTTTGCAATTGTTTAGATTTAATTGTTTTAAATTTAATCCATTGTCTGTTATAACTAACCTAGGAGCATTGGTTTCACAATTTGTTAGTGTTACAGGTGTATCATCATATAAACGTAAAGCAGAATAAAATGCACTAGAACCAGTGGAAGGAGATGAATATATAGTTTTTAAATTTTCAATTCTAAATTCATTTGAACCTCCGGTTAAGTTATTATTACTTAAATTAATTCCACAACGAGTATTATATGATTTTATATTTTTTATATTAACAAAAGAAGAAGTAATAGCAGAAATATTAAGACATATACTAGTATCATCAAAAGATGGATTATACATGTCAATATCTTCAATAGTTAAACGTTGAACTTCTGTACCTACAGATGAAAAACCAATAGAACAATCATCTAGATTTAATCCCTTAATATATATTTCTTGCAGTCCATTATAATTTCCTGTTGATGCTCCAATATAACAATCTTTAACATTACAATTTATTATATGTGTTGTTCTGCCTTCTATACTAAAACCATTAGGAAAATTAATAGGTGGTGGGGTACCATACCTATTAAATCCTCCAATTGCTGTACAATTATAGAAATACACTGAACCACAAGTAGCATGTGAATCAAATATTGAAGATGTTGTATGGGCTTTACCTATAAAATTTGTTATTTTATTTCCCCATCCTACACCCCTATCTGAATCTGTTCCAAATGTTATAGAGTGTCTATTACTTTCACTAGTACCACTAAAAGTTCCATACATTGTTGAATTACCTATAGCTATACCATACCCAGTAACATCTTTATTAGCACCATAGTTATTAACATGAACTGTTGGTGAATAACAATCTATTACACTTAAAGAACGTTCAATAGCCCCTATAATTTTAACATCAATAGTTGGAGTATCTAAATATTTTAATAAAATTCCTTTTGAATCAATTTGACCTCCTTGTTCTATATTTAATGTTCCTACAGTTTCAAATTTTCCTGAGGTAATTTTTGATACACTAGCATCATCTGAGAGTAGGTAAGTATCTTCCCACCAACCGTAAATATAAATTTCTCCATTAGAACCAGTAGCATATACTCTTTGGATTTCTCCTTGGGTTCCACCTTCTCCTGATCCTGTATTAAAAGCTAATGCTGAGGTAACTTTAATTAAGTCTCCTTGTTTTATATTTAATTGAGATAAAGTTATTGGGTTTATTGAAGCTGTGGAATAACCTCTTAAAATATCAGAGGTAGCATTGTATCTTGAAGATCTACTTCCGGTTGCAAATAAAACAAAATCAGTAGTATCAGATATTAATTTAGAGGTTGGTTCACTAAATACTATAGTATTAGTAGCATTAATAGGTTGGTTAACATTATAGATACCATTTAAACATATAGGAACATTTGTAACTCTAGATGCACTGAAAGAATTTTGAAGAGCATTTGTATCATCAACTATTCCATTTCCTATAGCACCATAATTTTCAGGGTAAATAAAACCACTTGATGTTAAATTTATAGGTAAATTAGTTAAACCAGAACCATCTCCAATAAAAGAACCTGTAAAAGATCCTGTTATTTCATAAAATTGCCCTGCTAACTGCTTAGGTTGGATTAATGCCATTATCTACCTTGTGCTACGTATGGTTTAATGTAATTTTTACTAGTTTTTGTTTTGCTAGTTTTTGATTTTGCATGAACCCCAGGACGTTTTTTTCTAGGTTTTTTTATAAATGAAATTGCGGATTGTAACTTTGCTTTTGCCATTTTATTATAAATATTATAAATCTAAATTAATTAATATGGTTGTATCTGTTACTGATGAAATAGGTAATGGTTGGGATAATTTAGCTACAGCTATTAAATCATTATCATTATTATATAAACCTACTGTAGTTACGTAAGGAGTAAAAAACGAACCCGTTACAAAATTATACATGGTTCCATTACCATTTGAAGTACATCCATTACTTCCTGAAATTAAAGTGCTTCCTGAAATTAAGGATGGGTTTTGAGAGAAATTAAATTCATTTTGTCTTATAGTACATTTATATTGAAGTTCATGTATTGTAGTGGTACTTTCAAAAGAACAAGTAATTAAATTTGAATCAAAGAAAGTAGTAAATAAACCTCCATAATATGATACTGGGTAAGTAGATGAAGTTCCATATGAAGAAGAGCCATATCCATCTATAATTCCAAGTAATTCAGAATTAATAACAGCTATTCCATGCTCATATATTATGTTTCCTACATGAAAATCATTAACATTATATAATGAACTACTAAAAGTTAAATTTCCGTTATAATCATCCGTAATAGTACCCCATACGTTTGATAAAGAAAAACTACCTAATTTTATGTTTTCACCATATACTTTTGAAGGTATAGAAATTACTCCTATTTTTGATCCAGATCCTGTAGGGAATGTCCTTTTTGGAGGAAGAGTAGTAGTTAAATAATTGTAATTATTAGTAGTAGATGCAGGACCTGTTAAGGCATTTAAATTAATTGCAGTAGAAATATCAGGTACAAAATCAGTACTATCAAATGAAGCAGTTGCCGCTATTGAACCTGAAGGGTTGTCTAGAAAATTTGAATAATATAAATGTTTGATTGATTTATATATTAAATATTCATTTTGAGTATAAGGAATATACCCAGTATTTTGGGAAGGTTGCCAAGGGTTTGTTGTTACATTTGTTCCAATATATATAGAAATCCCTGGGGTGTTTAGTGAATTAGGCGATCCTCCATAAAGTGCTGTAGTTCCATAATTAACATACCCATAACCATCTATTCCTTGAAAAATAAAAGATTTATTTATCTCAAAGGGAGATAAGACTACATCTGAAGTAAGGAAGGGTTTGAATACACTCATTCATTTAAAAATCTAATTTTACTCTAACAAGAATTTCTTTGGTAAAATCTTTTATTAAAGGTCTAGATATTTTTGCTACTGCTAATAAATCTGTAGTATCATTATACATCCCTATAGTAGTAATATATACTTGAGGGTGGTTAATGAAATTTTCAAATATTACTTCACCTGTTGAGCCTGATATGAAACTAGGGTTTTCTGAGTAGTTAAATTCACTATTTCTAGCTCTAACAAATATATAATCTGAGGTTATTGATTCTTGGGAATTTAATGAAAAATATCCTCCATTAGAAATAGCATCAAATAATAATTCATTATTTAATCCATCTGAATCATAACTTCTACTTGGGATTAATCCAATAGCATAATCTAAAGCATACGGGTTTAACATAATTAAACCTAAATCTGGGAATACCATTCCGTAAGATCCTGAAGCCGGGGTGTAACTATTAGTTGAAACTCCAGTTCCATTTGAACCGGAAACTAATTGAAATACTCTAGTTGATCCTATAAATGTATTAGTAGTTAAATCATTTGAATTATCTGTTAAAGTAACAGTATTACCATAAGCTCCTCCTGATCCTGAAAGTACTAAATTAAGTGAGCCTGGAAAAAGTGATTCTTTATACAGGGCACGTTCAATAGTTAATACCCAAAAATGATCTCCTAAAATAAGAGTAGGATTAAGGGTTACATCTCCACACGGGCTATATGCAACATTAGCAGATGCTCCAAATAAAAAGTTTTGGGTTTCATCTTCTAAAATTAACGATCTATATTGCCCGTATAATGTTCTTGTTGGAGAATATCCAGGTACTATATTATTGTATAACTCACTTCCACTACCTAAAGAATCACAATATGCTATATCAAATTGGATTCTTGAATCAAAAGAAATAGATTCAGTTTGATATACAGCTAGATAATAATTTCCCGTAGAAGATGCTAATTGGGTAGAAGAGCTATAGAAAGATGTTAAGGTTGGATTTCCTGTTGACCATAAAGTAGAAGTTATTGAATCTGTGCTTACTACAAAATCTTCAGAATCTAATCTTTTATATGACATTATTTATATTTTTTACTGTGTTACGTAATTAATAGTAATAGGGATTACTAATCTAGCTCCACTATCTAAACCTATAAATGTTAAAGTACCATTTATTGAAGGGTTTGAACCAAACAAAGTATTCACTGTTGTTCCTCTAAGTGTAAATTGAGTTCCTATTATAGTTTTAGAAACATTTGTTCCTAAAGTTGTTGTTGAGTTTATATTTGCCGTTGTAGCAGCTGTGGTGTTTATACCAGTTGCAGTAAATGTATTTAACAACCTAACATCAGAAACTGTACATGTGTATCCACTAGTTTCAAATGTTTGAGCATTTCCTAAATAATTTAATGTTTGTGGAGTGATTGTGATTGATGATCCTTGTTGTAAAGTAATAGCACCATATCCTAAATCAAGTACAGGTAATTTAGCTGTTCCACGAGGTAAAGTAGCTAATTTATATTTCATAATTTGAGTTTCAATAGGAAATGCCTCTAGTAAAGGCATATTCTCAATTGCTTCTCCATAAAATGAAGATCCTGAAGGGTGGTTTGGGTTGTATAAGGTATAGTCTATTTCATCATCTGATAGGGCAAATTGTGTTATTCTAAAAGAACCATCATTTCTAGCTAAAAGTTCTCTACCTTTTTTTGTTAAAATAGCGTCAACCGTGACAACTTGATTATTTAAATATCCCATTTTATTTTATTATGAATGTATTATATGTAATAAATATCACTAAAGCAAGCCTTTTTGTGTAAGATCAGCTACAAACACATCAATATTTTTATTTAGTTCAGGAACTATATATTCAGGAGTAATAATATAAGGTCCTACTGAGTTGATAGGTTTAAATCCTTCAAATACAATTTGTGAAGCATCATCAACATATCTTCTAATTAAAAAGTGATCTAAATTAAATACTGAGGAGCTAGCACTAACAGGAAGATCAGCATTAAAATGGACTTCAATTGATCCAGTTTGAGTAATTCTGGCTGATCCACTATCGGCAGGTCCAAATATTTTTCCTACTTGATAAGTAAAATCTTCTCTTCCTTCAAATCTAAATTCATCAGCATATTTTATAGACCAAGGTAATGCTATAGAATTAAAACCAGATCCAGAGATATCAATTTGTCTAACATTTGAATCATATAATTCAACTAAAGTTTGGTTTGATGATGTTATAACATATGGATAATTTGTGGTATCAACATATCCCCAAATAGAATTAATTCCGGAAGATGTTATTGGTTGAGTGTATAATGGGTATTGAGTTACTTTTAAATAAGAATTAGGTGGGTTTATTATAGAAGTAAGGGAAGTGGTTGGAATTCCAGTGTCATAATTATACCATGTCACATATACGTTATAAATATCATTAGCATTAAGTTGAGAGGTATTTACTGTTATTTGTAAATTTATATTTCCTGTTGCTATCTCATATTCAACAGATCCTACTTCAGTATTAGTAGTAGTATTTTTTATAATGATTTTATAAATAATTCCACTAGATGGGGAATTACCTGTTATAGTATATGTTTGAACATTTAATTGGGTTTCAAAAGTTAAATTAATACCATCCTGTAGAGCATTTAGGGGAACCTGGTATCCGGAAGAAGCTAGATATGAACCACCATATATTGCTGTATTAAAGTTTATTAAATATTCAGTTTCAGGAGAAGGGAGGTTTTGTGATGATTTTCTAAATAATGCTGTATAATTTCCAACAGCTCCTACATCAGAAGGAATAATGTCTTCAAAACTCATTGTAGTATTCCATTGTGCACCTGGGGTACTTCCTGATTGGGTGTATAAGATAGGTTCAAGTCGGGCTCCTCCTCTAATTACTTTTCTATATTCTGTTGCTTCTCCACTTCCAGGAATAGTTGAGTTAATTTTAAATCTTTCTCCTGTAATAAATGTTCCTTGATTTGTTTGGAGTGAATTAGGGGATAAATTTGGAGTAACTATATTTCCTGTTTCATCTATTAAATATTTAATTTGAAAAGAAGAAGCATTCATTTTTTCGGGTGCCCAACTTCCTCCCATTTCACCATATGCTACATATGATTTTAAGTTTTCAGCAGTTGGAATTTTACCAAACGTACCTGTATCACCTTTAGTCCATTTATTTATTTTTTGAGATGTTGATTTTGACCCTTTATAACGTGGAATTATATTGCGTTTTAAAGTGTAATTTGAGTCTTGAACTGCGGCTTTTTGAGCATTATCGTTTATTATTTGAGTAAAATTTGTTGGGGTTAGTAGATTTGTAACATAATCTACTTTTTGGAAGTTTTGACTTAAACGATTATCTTCAACATTATTTAATAATGCATTTTCATCACTATTGTAAAAATTAGGAAATGTAACATAAGGTTCAAAAATAACAACAGGATCACAACTTGAAGTAATTACTGCTCTACTTTGGGTTACTTCAAATATTCCACTTACAATATCTACAAATCCACTATAATATGAACCCCTTGTAAGTTTTAAATAGTATTGATCACCTTGAATAGGGTAAACTGAGGAGGAAAGGGAAGAATAAGTTAATGTATTTAAATCGTGAAATTTTGAAGATAAAGAAGATTCAACTCCATTTCGTAATTGAGTTAAACTTACTTTTCCAAATATTGGAATACTACCACTAGTGGAAAGAGAAGCAGTAATTGAAATAGGTGTATTTGGTGTATTTCCAAAAGTTAATATCCCAGAGGATGTATCAAAATATGATAAAGTATCTCCAAATTCTACATTCCAACTATCAATTATCATTTGATTTCTTCCTGGGGGGAATTGGTAGGAATTACTTAAAAGAGAAAGAGTATAATAATCTAATACTTGATTTGGAAGAGAAGATGAATTATAAAATTTAGTTGTTCCGTATAAATAATAAGTGGATTTTTCATTTAATAATTCTAAATCATACTCAGTATATGAACTTGAAATTGAGTTATATATTAAAACTTTATTTAAATTTTCTAGGGCAACATTATTTTCACTTCCACTACAATCTACTTTAGCTATTTTTAAATATTTGGTTGCATAAAAAGAAATAGTAATTGGAGGAGATGGTGGAAAAAGTGGAATAACTGTTGAAGTTTTTTTATTAAAAAATAAAATTTCTCCACTTTTAGGAGCAGTTTTTGAATTTAAAAAATTATTTTCAAATATTGAATCTTCAACAGATGAAGTACCATAATAATGTACTTGTTTGTAATTAAAAGATTGAATATTTAATGGGTAAGGTTCATTTAATACTCCATTAGATACTATTATAGTAGATCCACTATATTCACCGTTGTAAAACTCGTCTTGATCATCATGCAACATTAATACTGTACCTAAAGGAGTATCAAATGTTTCGTTCCAACTTTGAGAAGTGTTATTAAGATAGTTAAATGGATTTACTACTCCACCAGCACCACCTTCAAAGTGTTCTACTGTTCCTGGTTCATAGTCGTTCCATTGAGGTTTTAAAGTACCTGAAATGTCTAAATCTTCCCATTCCATTTGTGGTTGAGGGTATTTGTTTCTTTCAAGTAAATGTTGTTTTATAATAATTCCAGAGGCAAGACTTGTACGTGCAGGTACAAAATCTCTAATCATTTTAAATAATGAATTATCGAAAAATTTAATTAAACGTATAAAATCTGTTAAATTGTAATTTTTAGTATATTTTTCAAAATAATCATTTCTTAATCTATCTAAATCAGGATATGTGTTATATAAATCAAATCTTTGTCTAGGATCACCTATATATTCTCCTATGTTAAAATACCCTAATTGGTCAACAATATCTTCATTTATTTCATTTGTAGGTGAAAAAGCTACCTCTAAATAATTAATATTTTGAGTATAACTTTGAGATACATTTGCCATTTGAGATAAAGCCATAAATGGTGATAAAGTATCTCCTTCAGGCATTACGTTATTTTCTATTCTAATTTTATCAGAAATAGTGTTTCTAATTCCAGCTACAGGTTGATCTGCAAATGTATATTCTCTATTAGGAATAAAATTAGGTGTAGCATCGTAATAAAAATCACTATCAGAAGCAAATGAGTGGGTTGTTATCCAAGAACCTGTTACTTTAGGATGAATTGAAATTGGTGCTATATATTGTTCTCCTCCAACTGAGGCTCTAAAAGCTAATTCATTTGGAGCACTATTTAATGAATTTCCCTCAATTGAATGAGGATTCATTGTATAATCTACAAAAACATTTTCATTGATAGGAACAGTATAGTATCTAATTTCTTGATATGATCCTGAAAATGGTATATAAGAGCCAAAAAGAGATCCAGTTCCATCATATATATCAACATCATATGATGCTATGTCATATCCTGTAAAATTAAGGGCTGAAAAACTAACTGGGAAATAACTAGTAAAAGTATTATTCCAATTAGGGGAAGTAAAGGTTACAGAACTAGATTCTTTAAATCCTAATATAGTTCCATTATCTCCTCCTTCATATATTTTATTTTGAGAATATAATGTGTAAGTATCAGAATTTTTAGTAACCATTACTGACCACCACCCACCATCATAAAATGGTAAGTAAACACTAGCGGTTTGAGTTGAAACACTAGTATCTGGGAAAAAGGTTAAATGAGCGTACTGATAATATGGATCAATTATTGAACCTGAATGTGAACCACTAATATAAGCAGATCCAGTGTATGTTAAAGTAACAGCACTACCTCCATCTCCATACCATAAACTTTGAGAATAAGGGATATTTGTTTGAGATAACCCTTCAGTTTTAAATCTAAACATTAGGGTAGCAGGAACATCATTTGGAGCATTCCAAGAAGTATTTAAACTCCAAGAAGATGAAATAAAATTACTTCCTGAGGTATTGAAGGCATAATTAAATTCATTTTGCCAGTAATCCCAATCGTTTGTGTTTACTTTATCTTTACCACCATATTCATTAATTCTTAATATAGTATCAGGAACACCATATGAAGTGATTAAAGCGCGTAAACCAGGTAAAGTACCTTTTGTTTTAAGTAGATATGGTATGTTGTGGTAAATGCGTTTATATAACGATTTATTTACATCATCTAACGGTATATAATTGTTAGATGCTGAAATTAAAACATCAACATATTCAAATCCAGAAGGTGTAGGTAAAGATCCTGTTATGTTTGGAAAAGGGAATAAACCACCTTCAGGAGTTAAACCTAAAAATGCTGTATATAAATCTTCATTTGAAAAATTATTTTGATATAATTTAACACCAAAATCACGAATTGCATCAGCAACTATATCATTTGAGATACCGTAATATAAACGATTGTCAGCATTATATTTATTGGTTATATCTTTATAATAAATCCAAATGTTATCATAATGTTGGCCAACCATACTAACAAATAACTCATATGGTTCATTATCTGAGTCATCTCTTAAATATTCTGGGATGGAAAATAACAGATTATCTTTATTATTGTTATCATATGTTGAAGCTGAGAGGATTATTCCTCCGTAAATTGGGCTGTTTTCGTTTAAACTTCCAAACCAAGAATTTACTTGGGTACTTCCTATTTTAGCTAATTCATATGGTTGTACTGATGTTGTTTTAGGCCAAGCATATTGACTATTATCATAGTATAAGAAATACTCATAACCATCAAAATTGGTTATTAAATTGTTTATCTTAGCTTCATATACTGCTTTACTACTACTTATTTCAGTAGGGGATGAAGTTGTTGAATTTAGTAAAGCTATAGAAGAAGAATATTGTTCTATTAAATCTACTTTATAATAAAAATTTTCTAAACGGGTTTGAGCCGAACTAAAATGAATAAAATTTGAAAAATTTGTATAATCTACATTTATATCAATTTCTTTTTCTTCAAGTAAACTATTAATTTGATTAACAGAACTAGTTAAAGAAGTTGAAATTAAATCTGAAAATGATAAAGGTAAAGTAGAATTATTAATTTGGTCTTTTAGTGGTAAATTAAAATTAGGTCCTCCTATTTGAATTGAATCTACTACTTGGATAGGCTCATCTTGAAAATCTACTTGATATGCTAATGGATCTTCTAAAAATGTTGTTATATATAATGTACTATTTACATTAAAATTAAAAGGAAGAGGTTCATATAATTTAACTAATATAGTAGGATTATTAATATCCTGGTCATCTAGTTGGATATTATTAGCTATAATATATTGATTGTCTCCAAACCCTAAATAAAAATCAATAAAGTAAGGAGAATTTTCTCTTTCTCGAACAAAAAGAGTAGTTTGTTCTATTATTCCTAATAGATCTAATTCTGTACTATCTAATCTTAATTCTGTTCTATCTGAACTAATTTCAGAGATAAATAAAGAATTTGGGGTAGTACCTATTTTAGGGGTTAAAAAGTTATAATATGTTATATATTGACCAATATTATATCCTCTATCAAAAAGACTTTTTTCAGGGTCTAATATTAAATTAGATATTACTCCTGGTTGGTTGTTAAAATTTGTTGGGAGGGTATATTCTTTAAAATCAAAAACAGAAGTTAATACATTTTTATTAACATCTAAAACTATAAATTCAATTTTACTATTAGTACCTAAAAATGTATCTAAACTAAATTGAGGTATTAAACTTACCTGTGAAGATTGGTAGGTTTGAAGTTGAAATGAGTTTGGGTCAATTTGGGTTATTATGGTTGCCATTTATTAAAAAATAGATGAGGTAACTCCTGTTTGTAATTGGATAACTTGTTTTTGAGAATCTAATAGTTCAATTCTTAATTGAGCTATTTCCTCTTGTAAAAGTGTAATTTCTTCTAAATTAGAAGAAAAATTAATATATTCACTGCTTTTTTTAATTAAAAATTCATGCGAATTAGATTCTCCAAATTCAGGAATAACATAAAATAAATTATTGTAAAGATCAAAAAAATCTTCAATAGTTGGTTGAGTTTGGATTTGTTGTTGGATTGGTTGAATTCCTAATTGAGTAAATGAAGTATTTATTACTTTAGAGTAATCTTCTTTACTATAAAAAATTTTATTAAACTTTACATTTTCACTCATTAGTTAATAACTTTAAAATAATAATCATCATCAAAAATTAATGTAGAACCTCCAATTATAGTTTTAATTAAAATTTTATAATACCTTTCAGGTTCTAATCCACTCATATAAATGTCAAAATAATTCCCATTATTATCAGCACTAATTTGAGTATATTGTTCATCAAAGTTAATAACAAATTCATTGGTAGCCAAGTCTTTTACAGCATAATATGAAGAAGTTGGTAAATAATTTAAATTGGTAAATAATGAAGATGTTTGATATACTCTAGTAGGGTATAAAGGGCTTACATTAACATAAAATCTGTTTACACTATCTGGGAAGAATGACTCTGGGTTTTCAGATAGGGAGAGTTTTAAATTTGGGGTACTTACTATTGAAGATGATGATAAAGGGATTGAAGTATAATCTCTCCATCTAAATTCTAATTGTGGGGGGTATATTGTATTTGTATCAACACTATAATATTTTAAAGTAGGTTGAACATATTGGCTAGGATTAAATTCTTGAGAACCTGTTAATTTAACTATAAATCCATAATTAGGAATATCACTATTATACCAAGCATCTACTATGCTATTTACATTAGCTTCAATGTCTTTTCTATCTCTAAGGCTAAAAGAACTAAATGATCCTGAAAGGGGGTAAATAGAAAAAACATAATCTTCCTCTACATATCCTATTAATACATAAAATGATCCTGAGTTATCTAGGAACCAATTTCCTCCTCCAGGCATAGAGTAGGTAGGATTATATGAACTAGTATAAGAATAAGGTCCTATACTACCACTTAATGACCATTGAGAAGAACTTGAAAATAAAGAATATCCCCAAGAAGCACCATCTGAAACTTGAGGGGAGTCTAAATAATGACCTGTTCCATTATTCCATGATTGGGCTAAAGGTAAAATTTCTAAAAAAGTATTTTGATTGATTCCTTGTGCAGTAGCAATAAAATTCTTTAAAAATATATCATATTGACTTCCAGATATTTTATTTTCTATAATATCTTGAATTTCATTTTGATCAAATTGAGTTAAAAACCTTGAAACTCCTGGGTTGCCATCTATTCCTAGAGTATTAGAGGCTTCACATATAGCATCTAATCCTGTATTCATTAAAGGGTAACTAGAATATAAGGTAGTGTCCTGGGTAGGGAATATTTTATAAACGGCCATTTATAATGTTTTATTATAAATATGGTATTATAAAGGAACTACTTTGCCTTTTATGTCAGTATTAGGGTATCTTAATTCAAAAATACTAGGATCTAATGATGGATATATTACTTGATTTTGAGTAGCAGAAGATATATCATAAGCATATTGAGAATATCCTGTAATTGTTCCAGCTTTATTGGTTATAGAAATATCTTTTACTGTTTGAACTCCTTTAACTTTATCTAAAAGTACATAAAGATCTCTAATCAAAATAGGTTGATTAATTTGCCATTTAGATATATTAAAATAATCTTTTAATGCATTTATACAAGATAATAAAACCTCATTATTATTAAATTCAGGTAAAACAATAATTGAAAAATCAACAGCGATATTAATTATATAAGCATCTCTAATTTCAATATTATCTCCAATCATTCTATATTGAGATAAATAAGTTCTTAAATTATTCTTTAATGTTATATTAGCATAATCTAATTGACCTTGAAAATTTTGAGATAAAACGTATAAATTTAAAGTTTCAATTGTTGATACTTGATTATCTGTTAATTTAGGTTGTTCAATATGGGCTTTAGTAATTGAACCATAATTTGAAGGCATACTTAAAGCTCTAATAAGATAATCATCTGCTGTAACTGAACGTTTTTGGGATGATATTAGGGCTAGAGTGTTTTGTCTTATTTCTTCTAATGTGTCTCCGGTTTTTCCTCCAGAAGCAGCAAGTGGGTTTGTTGCTGCTAAAGAATTAAAAATATAATTACCTGTGGTTGTATTTAAATTAAATGAATTAAACACAACATTTTCGGTTAAAATATTTGTTAATGTATTTGATTGGATATTTGATGTTACTCCTCCACCTACTAAATATCTTACAGTTAAAGTTGTATTTGAAGGAGAAATACCATATGTGTTAGTATATAAAAAATTAACAGGTGAATAAGCTGTTGTTAATTTATCTTTTAAAAAAGGTAATCCAATTCCAACATTGTTTGGATTTGGAGTTATTTGTTCATCAATATCATTTGGAGAACCTGCACCAAACTGTATTTGAAGGTTTTGTTGGGATGTAAAACGAGTAGCAAATCTTCTTTGAACTTTTTTTAATCTTAATAGATAAGGTACATCATCTACTTTATTTGGATCATTTATATTTGTGTTTTTAATTGAATCTAATACCATTTCTTGACCTAAATGATCTACTTCATACCATATATTTCCATCTGAGTCTGTTATATCTAATATTTTAATTATATTATTGTCAGACAAATTTATAGTAGTAAATGGTTCAAAGTTATTAAAAGTAAAAGTTTGAGTATTAATAGTTGCTGAAATAGCATTTCTGGATTTTTTTAATAAGAAATATTGTGGGGTGTTACCAGCTACTTGATATACAGAAACTTCGGTTGGATCTTGAGAGATTGATATAGAAAAATCAATTTTATCTTCTATAATAAAAGATATATTTTCTTGAGTTGAAACTTGAGTATTTTCTTTAACAGTCATAGCATAATCGTAATCTGGGACTACTGATCCACTAACTGTTTTTCCTGGGAGTTGTTGGTAAAAATCAATGGTTGTTTGGGCAGCTGTTGTTACTTTTGGTTTATATCCAAACATGTATGCTAAATCAAATATATTATTATACTGTTGAGCATATTGAATAAAATTTTCTTGTAATTGATTATCCAAATAAAAACTTAAAACATCACCTACATATGCAGCTTGTTCCATAAACATCATACCAGGTGATGATGGGGAAAAATCATTATATGTGTTTGGAAAATATGTTCTAGAATATTCTATTAATCGTTGTCTTAATTCAGAAAAATCACGATTAATATATTTTATATCTCTATTTGTGGGTGTCATTATGTAAATTGAATTTCTAAATTATCAGTTATATTTGTGTTTATCACAGAATATTTCATTATTACTGTAATTTGATTTATATCATCTTGGGTAGTAATGTCTAATTCTTCAACATTAACATTAGGAAAATAAAGATCTAATTTTAAAGAAATATCTTCTTTAAGGCTTTCTATATTATCTTCTGCTATTTGTTCAAAAATAAATTTTCTTAGTCCTCCACCAAAACTAGGATTTAAAAATCTTTCCCCAGGATTAGTTAAAAAAAAATTAATTAGATTATTTTTAATAGCATCTTTAGTTAAATAATTTGAAATAAATACTGCTGGGCCATTAAAAGGAAGATTTACCCCTACAGCAACGCTATTATCAAAGTCAATAGGATATATTTGTTGGGGGTTAAAAGCCATTATTTAGTATTTAATAAACTCATAATTTGGTCCATTCCTACTTCACCTGCCCCTAAGTTACCATTTATAGGATCAGTTGATTGAGGTTTAAAAGATTGTTGAACATCGTTTGAAGTAAAACTTAAAGCTGTTTCTCCTAATACATCCATATATTTTGATCTCAAATCCATTGTAGGTGGAGTAAATGTTGGTTGAGAAGGTTGAATTGGGTTAGTTGTTGGAGCATATGATTCTCTAACAACTGTTTTTGGTGAGCGAACAGCTTCAAGTAAAATATCTTTTAATTCTTCTTGAATTGCTTCTCTAACTGCTTCTTTAATTAATTTTTTTAATCCGTCGGTTTTCATATGTTTATAAATATAGGGTTAATCTGCTTTTAAATCATTTTGTTGAATATAAAATACTAGTTCATCTATTAATATCTGATCAATAGAACTAAAAGACCATTCTCCTTTTAAAAGGATAACATTTTCTGAATTTTTGGCTATTGCTCTTTTTCTTTTTAATGCTTTTTCAGTATTTTCAGTTTCAACATCCATTATAAATCCATTTATTTGAACAATTGGAATAGCTTGATTTTGAGAAATAGCAGATTGAGCTAATTGAGCTAATGTAGTATTTAATATAGCCTGAGCTTGAGGAGTATCAGGGTAACAAAAAGACATAGCTTGATCTAAAAGATTTAAATATTGTATACATTGAATTAAAATATCTCTTATTAGGGTTAATAGTGATGAAATATCACTATTTAATTTTCTTAAATCTACTATAGTTTTGTCAAATTCTAATTTAAAATCTTCAATATTATTTATTATATTTACTGGGATGCCAGGGACAAAAGGAACTCCTGTTGATGCTGGGAGAGGGATGAGTTTTAATGTTTGGTAGGCTGTACTTAAAAGTTCAATGACACCTCCAGTTATGCCTATAACTTTAGTTGATGTGTCAATTATTATAAAAAGTCCATTTAAAACAGATACTAAATTATTTTTCTTTTTTAATAAAATAGTAAGTTCTTCTTTAGATGGACAGAAATTACTTTCATCAGCAAAATATTCTAAAATTTCACTTTGACCTCTTTCTAAAAGTTCTTGAGCTTTAATCATGCCAAATTTAGCTAACAAATCTAAAAGAATAGGGATTAAATTTTGTTTTATATTAGAATATGACTTAATTAAAGTATCTGTTTGAGCATTCCTAGCACTAGAATCTGCTGTGGTTTTTATTTCTTTTTGAGTAGATTGTTTTTGTTTACTTTTTTCTTGGTAAAGTCCTCTATTTTGGTCAATTAAAATTATATCACCTAAATCACCTAAAGTAGAACCATCTCCTTTTAAAGGAATAATTTTTTTAGTTATATAACCAGGGGCACTTATTTTAACTTTAGGAGTTAAAAATGGAAAGGAAGATGGAACTACATCTCTAGGATCAGCATTTAAAAGAAAATTACCATTAACATCTGTAAAAGTTTCAGAACATTTAAAAGGGACATATTTTTCTATAAACTCTACATCTGCTGAGGAAGTGATTAGATTCCAATTTAAGCTATTTGGTTGGGGGATTTCAGAAGGTGGAACTCTTTTTCTTTGGGGGTTTTTAGTAATAAAATAATACTTTGTTATATCTTGATATTCTATAACATTATAACCAGTAATTGATGAATTTGTTGGAGTACCTAATAATCCTGTTTGGTTTCCAAGAAGGGGGTCTGGGGGTTGAGTAGATAAAGAAGGGTTAATGGTAGGAGTTTCATATATAGGAACTTCAAGTTCTACTTCTTTTTTATAAAAGTATTGTTTACTAAAATCACTATTTATACAAATTTGAAAATTTCCCATGTTTTATTTATAATGATGATGTTTGGTTTGTTGTAAGTGACTGAAATGAACCAGTTACATTATTATATGAAGTAATTATGTCATTTATATTTTGTTGGCCTTGAAGAATAACACTACCCAAACCAGAATTATTTACAAATTGTTCTAACCTAGCTCTAGTTTCAGCATTAAGTAAAGGTTTAAATTTAACTTTAGCATTGTTAAGAAAATCACCAGTATCACTTGCAATTACTCTTCCTTTTAAAGAAACTGTAGCTATATTTTCTTTAGGAAAACTCCAAAGATTTATACAAGTTAAATTTTTAATTTTATTACTATTTATAAAATCTTTTAAATTTGTAATATCTTGAGGGGCATTATATTCACTATTATTAACGATTTGATTTAATTGATCCCTATTTCTTGAAAAAACTACTGTGGTTGGGGTTAGAGAAGTACTTGCTATTGTAGTTGTACTTTGAAAATTTTGTGATTTATATAAAGAAATAATAAATTGGTCTGTTAAATTAAAAGATGAAGTTTGGTTTTGTTGAGTTTGATTAATTGGAGGGTATGTTGAAAATAGTGATTGATATTCAGTTGGTGATGGAACTACTAAATTTTGATCAATGAATGGTGTTACTGATCCAGTTGGAGATAAAGGAGCAGTAGGAGAATTTTCTTTTAAAAAATCATTCCCATAAGCTTTCCAAGCGGATTTTGTACTGTTACCACATTCTCCATATCCTGGTTTTGCTTTGTTTAGTGGTTTTCCACTAGTAGTCCATTTGTATTTTTTATTATCTAACCAATCTTGGAATTTTTTAATACCTTCTTCTCCTCCTGGGGGGCATTCTGTGTTGTTAGGTGATGGTTGAGTAGATTGGGTTACATTTGATGGAGTGGGTGGGGTAACAGTAGGTTGGGCAATATCAAATGGGTTAAATGATGTTTGGGGTAAATTTACACCTTCTGGGGTTGGTTGGGAAAATATATTAGTTGAAGAAAATGGGTCTGAGGTTAAAGTAGATTGGGTAAATGTTTCAACTTCTGAATTAGGGTTTAAAATTGAGGGGTTTGGGTAATAAGCAACTTTATATACTCCTTGTCTAAGAGGTGGATTTGGTAGGGAAGAAGCTATTTGATTAACCTTATTTATAATATCAAAAAATTGTTGAGCTTCAGAAGTGTATTGTCCTAATATATTATTAAAACTATTAAGACTGTTATTTAAAGTATTAATATCAGTAGCTATATTATCCAATGAAGAAGTTGAATTACTTGAATTAAGATTTTGTTTAGTTTCTTCTAAAAGTTTTTTAAGTTCAGAATCATCTGATTCTGGTTTTTTGAGTAAGTCATTTATTCGATTAACTCCTTGAGATATTTCATCCGCTAATAAAGTAATATCTTCAACTTTTTCTAAATTTACTATTTGTTCATATGTAAATCCTACTATTGAACCAGTATAATATAATGTTCCATAAGCTGAACCATCTGGAGAAAATGTTTCTCTTACTAAAACTAGTTGGTTTAACTGGTTGGCCATTTTTTTAGCCATAGAAGGGAAATTCAATTTTGAAACTATATCTTCAGCAGTATAAGTTAAAGCATTTCCAAATATTAAATCAGGATTTATTACACTCATATTATTGAATTTTTACAAATGAAGATTTAATTCCACCTTTTTCTCTATTTAAATATGGGAGAATATCATTATTTAAATATTGAACAGCATTATAACAATGAATTTTTACACCAGTTGCTGTGGAATTTTGATAAAGTGTATCTGCTAAATTTCTAAGAGTAACAACTATATTTTTTAAAGTTTCAACAGTATCATTACCTAATAATACAGGTTGCATTACTTCAGGAGTATTTCCTAAAGTAATATTTGTACTAGAAATATTTACATTATCTGAATATAATGAAATTTTAGGGCTAGATATGTTAATTTGATTTTGTCCACTTACAATGATATCATCTTTAGCATTTAAAACTAATCTACTAGAATTAAATAATATTTGTGGATTTTTATATGATGAAGGAGTTGGTAATGATTTAGCACTTAACTTTAAATTTACAGATTGATAAGACGTTAAATAAATTGAAGATAAATCTTGGTTTATGTCTTCAGTAACTGGGAGGAAGCCAACAGCTAAATTATCTTTTCTTTGTCCGTTTCTTAATATAGTAATTGGGTCTCCATTTTCACCTGAGGTAGACCAATTATTTGAATAAATGCTTAAAGACTTAGCCGTGTTACCTAATCTTATACTATTTCCAAATCTTCCTTCATGTATTACATCCCCAGCAAAAGGCATTAATGGGTGAATATCCTCTTTTTCTACAAAAGTATCTTGACTAGCATTAATAGGAGAATTAGGATTTTCAGTTGTTTCTGAGTCTATTCCTGAGATTCTATAAGCACCTGCTTCTACTTGATCATATGTTTGTTGTTGGAAAAATGGTTGTCCATTATCTAAAAATTGGGGTAAACCATTATAATGGGGTGTATTCCATAAATTAACAGAACTTACATAATAAAATTCCTTTTTTAAATTTCTTTTTGCCCCTGCTGTAGGGACTGCTAAAAAGAAACATTGAACATATTCTCCAACTAAAGGATAATTTCTAATATTTGGAAAAAATGGTTTTGCTGTTTTAATCTCACCAGCACTATTTGAACCTAAATTTTCAAAATAAATTAAACCTATTCCATTTAAATCTAAACCAGTTTCATTAAATTTTGGATGATTTTCATCTAAAATAATATCCACAACCCTTCCCATAACCAAAGACCCCTTTGAAGGGTTGGATGAAAAATTTTTACCTTGGTTAAGACCTGAAAGGCCATTTCTGAGAATAGGCATTAATTTTTAGGATTAAATTTTTGTACCTCGTTTAGTAATTGTTGTTTTTCTTCTTCAGTCATCCCAAACCCATCTTCTTCAGATTTATTTGAAGCTAAAGCACGTTGAACAATAGTAGCCATTTTAACTAATTGTTCATCGTTTTTAATTCCTAATTCCATGTATTCTTTAATTAATGGAACTATTAAAGTAGCATCACCTATATCATTAATAAGTGGTTTTAATTCACCTATTAAAGCAGTAATTTGAACTTCTTTTTTCTTTTGATTGTCGTATATTTCTTTTAGTAAGTCAGAAAATTTTTTCTTACCAAATATGTTAGATTCTAAATTACTCATATTGTTGTTTTTTGAGTATAAATATGAGGATGTACAAAGATTACAAGTTTATATACCCATTTTCTAAATAAAACACATAATGTTTTTTAAATACATCATAAAGAGTATTTGCTATTTTTGTAATTTTAGGTGTTTTAGCTTCAGGAACCATTTCATGTATGTAAATGTATAAAGCTTTTTTATTGAAAATATCTATTTGATCTCTTTTTCTAAACAATTCTAAAACAGCATCTGCAATTTTAGCATCATTTTCTTTTGGGAAAAAATCATATAAATTTACAGTAACATGATTTGTATAATTATCTATAAAATATGAAAGTTTATCTACTTCATTTGATGACTCTAACGTATAAGAATAAGAATCATCTTTAGATAATTCATCCACTGATGTTTTTTTAATTTTAGATTTATAATTTTTATCGTTATATAAAATACACCATCGTTTAACTATAGTCCCAAAATAAGAATATGCTTTAGCTCCATTATTTGGATTAAATAAATGGATTTTAGAGAGTAAAAATACTATAATTTCATGTTGTAAATGTTCTAAATTTTCTACCTCGGTATGATAAAACTTAAAAGTATGAATTATATTTTGGGTAAGTTTAAAAAAAGCATAATGTATTTTTTCTTCATATATTTTACTTCTCAATTCTGAATCAGTAGTATTGTTATATAATACAATCGCATCTTCAGTTTCTTGGGTAAAATAATTTTTACTTTTGGGCTTTCTAGTCACTTTTTTAGTTGAATTTCCTAAGGTTAAACTCATTGAGTATGTTTTGAATTTCTAATATTGATTTAAAAATGACTCCTACGTCATCGTCTTTTTCAAAAATACCTGCACGATCTACTTCTTTAAGTTTTTTTTCTGAAATTTCAATTACACGAGATAAGCTATCTAGATAATTTAGGTATCCCATCAATATGTCTTCTGATTTTTCTTGTTTTTTCATCAAATTGAAAGTCGTGAATCCTAAGACCACGACTATAACAGATAAAACACATGTTACAATTATTAATGCTATCATATATTATCTAATAAATTTTTTAAACTATCACTTTTAAATGAACCTAATGCCTTTTCCTTTGTTGAAGTCTTTTTAGACATGTTTGGTTTATTCCCTAATGTATAATTTTCTTTTTTAACATCCACGGATTTTTTACCTTCTTTTAATTTAGGTAACCATTCACGTTCAAATTCAATACGTGCCGCCATTAAATCTGCCTGATGTAAGATAAAAGGAAGAGATGTTCTTGGTTTTTGTTCCGGCATAAAATTTAAAAGGTATTTCTTATTTGCTTCATCATATAAACCATCATGAGTCTGGATAGCAACCATTTCATTAAATGTATACTGGATACCATGTGATTGTAACATAAATAATCCTCTATCTGGAACAGATGAAAATGGAACTTTTGTATTAAACATGTAATCTTCTCCTAATTTATCTTTTCTCCATTGATCAGTCTGAGGTATATATGATTCTTCATCTTCGGACCCCATTTTACCTAGATCATGATTTAAAGCTGAAAATACTAATTCTTCAGATGTAAAAGTAGACATATCAGCTCCTTCACTTGCCCATAAATCATATTGTTTTAAAGCGCATCTAATAACGCGTAAAACATGTTCTACATACCCTCCAGGGAAAGCATTATGATATTCTTTTTTATGCGCGGCAGGCATTAACATTAAACGTTCAGAATATTGAGTGTAAAATTCTAAAACTTTTTCTTTACGTGGGGAAGAAATATAACCATCAATATAAGACATTAATTCTTCCCAATTGTCTTGGATTTGTTCGGCTGTTAAATTCATAACTTTTATTTATTAATTAATTTTCGTTTTCTCTTTCTACAATTGATTGGGTATCATCCCTTACTTCAAGAACTTCTTGTAAGATTTCTCTAGCTGCTTCTATATTTCTTTCGTTTAAAGCATTTCTTAAACGTTTTAATTTACCTTCCATAGACTCCAAGCGTCTCAATACTAATTCTTTATATTTCATTTTTATTTATTTACTTATTTTATTATAACATTTTATATTCTAAATATTTTTTAAATTAAAATATAATTAAAGGTAATAACTTTCTTTTGGGGAGTCACGCTTCTTTAAAAGAAGCTTTAAGAATTTCTTTTTCTATAAATTTCTGGATTTTGATTAAAAAAGCACATTTTTCATAATCCTCTATACTTTCAAAATACTTTATGCTCGATTTTACACAAAATAACATTTCAGATGTAGAATTATATTGTAAAGCCTCCTTCCAATCTTTTTTTCTTACATTACATTCACTTATCCAAAACCAAGCCCTATTAAACATCATAAAATCCCCAGCTTCATCAATTCCTAAAATATCTAAATCTTTATCAGCTTTAGAAAAAAACCCTACTACTTGTTTTTTAAAGTTCATCCCATTCAGAATCATTTTAGTAAACATCCCAATCCTAAAATGTGGGGTTTCTTTAAATTCGTCAAGATTTTTTTTGGTTTTCTTATCTAATTTATTTTCATCATCAAACCCAAATAATGCAAATATTCCCCCTAATCCCATATGCCTATATGTATATACAATTACTTAATTAAATACGCGCGTTAATTCGTTGATCTTAAATGTTTAATTTTTAATCCTAAATTATTTAATTCATCTTCCAATAATGAAATTGATTTTTTTAATTCATCATATGCTCTAATCGGATTTAAAAAATCCGGATTTGCAGGATGGTATTGCCATACTTCATCAAGCATTATATTATAACCTATCAATTCATTTTGAATATTAGATATTTTTTGCTCTAATTGATGTAGTTCCATGGCTACAATTTGTTCATACATATTTTGCTCCTATTTGTTCTATAATTTGTTTAGCTTCTTCCAACGATATTCTAAAAAATTCTCTTTGAGGATTAACTCTTTGTTTTTTAAAATATTTGTGAACCTCTTGTTCTATACGTTCACCTTTAAAACATTTAAAGGCCCATTCCACTTCATAACCCATAGGAACCCCAGTTCCTCGAGATACTTGAGTTGCTCTAGCAAATGGATCTTTTTTAGTATAACCTATTTTTATCATATTTGGGATTGCGGGATTAGACAAGATATAAACCCATTCATCACCTTCGCGGCCAACAAATAGACCTCGTTTTTTACCCGTGTAATACGTTATTTTATCCCAACCATCTTCTTGCTCTTGAACCGTAAAATATGTAGGTGGATTATTTGAGTAATCTTCAGAACAAGGAATAAATTTTTTAGCTTCTTCATATGTAATACGTTCCATAATTTAAAATCTAGCTTTAGCACCCGATCCTTTATACCAAGGTAAACCTTCTCTTTCTTTTAAAATTTTACTATATTGTGCCTCCGTATATTTGATTCCATTCAAATAATACTCACGTTTTTTATAATTCCCTCCAGGAATCAAAGCAGGACCTTCCCAATTATGTAACTTACCATCAAAGGTATACATTATAGTTCCGTCTGCTGTTGTTAATTTTCTTGGTTTTTGATAAGTGTTGCTCATGTATTTTTATTTAGATTTTCCAAAATTACTAATATTCTTGCTTTTATTCTTGCAGATTTAAATTGCAAATAAAATACTACAGTCAATCCTATAAGTCCTAAAATATTAATCAAATTAAGTGTTAACACATTATAAGACATTAAAATAATTTCCAACAGGAAAAAACCTGTTATAATCATCAATGTATTAACAACAATACTTAATTCACTATCCAATTTTTGGATTTGAGCCTCAATTTCTTTTTTGTCTACTAATTCTAACATAACCTTTATTTTTATATCCCAATATACGAATCAAAAATCCAATAACCAAGGATTTTTAATAAATTGGTTGCTCCCAAGAAGAAGTTACATTATTCCATAATTGTGAAATTAAATTCCAGCTTCCACTAGGATAAGTTCCTCCATTTATAATAAATGGGTTTAATATACCTGGACCATATAATTCTTCAGGGGTTAGGGAAGGATTTGAATTAACTGTAACAATTAAAGGTCCTGTTCCTCTTAAATATACATTATCGGGGTTAATTGGTATAGTTGGAGTAAAGTCAAAGCTTGAATTTCCCGGGGGAATAACAGCACCTAAAATGTAAGAAGAGGTAACTACCCAATTAGGGTCAATGTTTACAAAATTTTCAAGAGTACCAACTATATTTTGTAATGAAGTTGAATCGTATACTTGTTGAAAGTTACGAATAGTTTCAATTACAAAGTAAACTGATCCTGATGATGGGTTTGAGAATGTAAAAGTAGACATTTATCGTTTTGACGATAAATATTATTTTTTTACGTTCCAACTAAAGAAGTTGTTAAGCCATTTTTTACGGCCCGTACAATTACATTCTTGTAAACCAAACCATTCTTTGTATCGTTCTTGGGTAATACCAAATCTAGTTAATGTTGATTCAACAACATCACCCAAACCACGTCTTTGAAGTTCTTCTTGGGTCATTTCGTGGTTAATTCCTTTTGATTGTAATTCATTGATTACTTGGTCCATTTCTTGTCTTACGTCACTCATAATTTTTATTTATTATAAATATGTTTGACTTAAGTCTAGTTCGTGCTCGTAAAAATAAAGACAACACCACTTTGGGTTGTCACATTTTAGTTTTACCATTTTCCCACCATAACATCCTACTTGAAGTACGGTTGCCATGCCTGAAAATCTGGTTTTAACTCTGTCTCCTACTTTTAGTTTTTCCATATTTTTCCTTTATTTCGTCTAATATGTTGGTTAAAACGCCTTTCTTAAACGCATCATAGTCCTCCTGGTTGTCCTTAGGAAACGCACTTAAATACGTATTATCTATTGGATCTAACGGGTAAAGATAAAATCCTTCCCTAATTTTTTTCTTTTGTTTTCTTGGTATTCTAAATTTTGTCATTTAAAGACTATTAAATTCATTTTGTAATTCATCTCTCTCAAGTTTGGCTCTCTCTAGTTCTTTAGTTAACATTTCCTTTACAAAATCTTTAGATGAATATCTTAATTCCATTTCACTGTTTCTCCCACATGACCCTACTGAATAACTGATTTTAACTAATCTAGAACAAGTGGCTTTTGCACGGATTAAATTATTTATATACTTGGTAAGTTCATCAATTTGATCATTTAATTTTTTTGCTTGGTAAAATGTTTCATTTTTCATATAACCTGTTTTATTTTAAATATACGTATATCCCTTATCGATGCCAAAGATTCTTATAAAAAAAGAGATTTGATTTTTATGGGTTTTTATCCCCCTTTTTCATTTTGGAAAATGTGAGTGTGTTGTGGGGATATATAGTTATATACAATGTCGATGGGTAAAGATCGTTTACGATCTGTGAAGTGGTCTAAGTGGCGTTCCTCACCACCCCACCCCGTATTGACATCGGCGCGCGTGGGGCCATATGGCTATATCCATACCATATATATACGGCCGTACGGCACCAGGAATACCACCCTTACACCTTGGATCTCTAAAACCACAGACTCACCATCTCACAGGCTCCATGGTCTGTGATCTTGCCACCATACCATTTTCAAACCAGTAAAACGCCAATTTACCCTCCGGTGTCAATATTGTGATTGTGGCTGTATCAGTTAAGCACCCATCGACATTTTGGATGCGTGATTGGTTTAATTGGATAAATGTGTCTATACTCATGGCCTCCGAAAACCCGATTGCTCGGGCTCACAGGGCTGTATAATTAAAAAAGATAAAACCGTTATGAAGCGGTATCTTAATCGTTGTCAGGACAGGATTCGAACCTGTTTATAGCACGCTCCGCATATAGGCACCAATTCCGCCACCTGACTATATTTTTCTAAATCACATTTACCATCAATCCATAAATCACAAATCCAATCATCCCACCTATTACCAAAGCACCAATCCCTACTTGCCCTATATTTTCAAACCCTAACTTTTTCATATTACAATATAATATTTTTCAATACATTAAATAAAAGTACCCCTGCAATTCCACCTAGTATAATCGCAATTCCCCAAGCTTGTGTTTCAGTTAATCTCATTTTCATCATTTTTATTTATACTACAATATACGAATTTCTTATTTACTCTCCAATTCCAAACTTAATTTAACAGCTAAACTATTTATCACTTTAATTTTTTCTAATTTAGCCTTAAAACCTCTTCTACTATCTAATTCTTTATTGGTTTGACTTAATACTAAATCTAAACCGTCAACCAATAAATCTAATTCTTCTAAACTTAATTTCATATTTACCTTTTTAATTATACTGAAATATACGAATTAAATGTTAAATGAGGTAGTCCTAAGCTGCTACCTCATTATTATCAGTTTTATTCATTTTAGGTCGTCCTCGTTTAACTAAACCTAACTCTCTTTTCATTTCTAACTCCTTAATCCTTAACTGTCTTACACTATTTTCATTTACAGGTCGTCCTAATTTTAACTCCCCATTTATCTTTTTACTCTCTAACTCTTTAATCCTTAACTGTCTTACACTATTACTTTCAACAGGTCGTCCTCGTTTTAACTCTCCATTACTTCTTTTTAACTCTAATTCTTTTAATCTTAATTGTCTTACACTGTTCTCATTTACAGGACGTCCTAATACTTTTACTTCATTTTTCATAACTTTACTTTTTTTAATTTAACTTATTTTCTTAACTTATTTATACTACAATATACGAATTACTTATTTATTTTACTATTCCTTAACTATTCAACAATAAAATTTAACTCACAATCACCTTTAATTTCAATAATTTCATAACTTCCATCTAATTTCATTTCATTAACCAATTCATCAAAATCAAATAATTCAAACATATCACCAAAATTTTCAACAAATTCCTCTTTAGAGTCATAAACAGTCATACCAAAATTTTCCTCTAAATAACAACAAATAAATTTACTTTTTTTCATTTTTTTTACCTTTTTAATTATAATACAATATACGAATTACTTATTAATTATACTATTCCTTAATTAATTAGGTCTAATAATACAATCTTCAAATCTAAATAAAGGATTATACATTATTTCACAAGCCATTTCCTGAATTAAAAGTAATCCCATTAACCTTAATTCCATTTGTTCTTTTTTACTCATCTTATCTTATTTTAATTATACTGAAATATACGAAAGCCCTTTTAATTAAGGGCTTCCATTTATTATTATTTTATTAACACTCCCATTTAATCTTTAATATACAAATTCCTTCATTATATATACTTTCTTCTTTATAATCTAAAAAACTACCTTCAAAACCACTTTCTTTCATATATCTATAACTCCTCCAACTATAATCATTTAATTTATTAAATTCAATTTTAAAACCTTCAAATTCTAAATTTTCTAAATATTCTTTAACTTTATTAAATACTTCATTATATAATTTTACTCCAAAATCATTTCTCTCTCTCATTTCATTACTCACAATACCTCCCTTCAATCTTCTAACAACCCCTTCTTTAACACCATATAAATCATTAAAACTATAACCAAATCTAACTCCTAATTCTTTATATAATTTTTCAATTATTTCATTTCTTACTATTAAACTTCCTTTAGTTTTTTCAACATCAATTTTACCAAACATAACTTTTACTTTTTTAATTATTTATCTTTTTAATTATAATACAATATACAAATTATTTTTTAATATTAATAGTCCTTTATTAAACTAAAAAACCCCTATAAAAGGGGTCCTTTAATTAATATTTTATATATTATTTATTTAAACTTCTCTATTAAATCCTTTATTAATTCTTTAATATTCATATCCTCTAAACTACTTAATATAATTTCTTTTTCAATATCTTTATATAAACTAAAACTATTTCCTTTACCATCTTTTAAACTAATATTAAATAATTTTCCTTTATCATTAAAATTTCTATTATTTTTATTAATATAAAATACTCTTATATCATCTTCATCAAATTTATTTTCTATTTTTCTAATTTCTTCTTTTAATAAATCTACTTTCTCTTCTAATTCACTAATTTCTTTTACTTTATTTAAAAATAAATCTTTATTTTCACTTTTTTCAAATAATTCTTTACTTTTATTAACTTCAATTAATTTAATATTATTAACTACTTCATTAACAACTACATCTAATTCAATTTTACTTAACTTTTTCATAACTTTACTTTTTTTAATTTAACTTTTTTAATTATAATACAATATACAAATTTCTTTTTAAATAACCTATTCCTTTTTACCATCTAGGTTCAACCCAACTACACTCAATATCACTTCCTATTACTTTAAAAGTATATTCTAAAGGTTCATCATTAAATTCTCCCATATACTTTATTTCACCACCTTCATTTTTAATAAACTCTCTTACTTCAAAAAAGTTTTTAACATCTTCTTCATCATATAAATCATCATCTCCTTTTTCACATTCTTCAAACAAAAAACTTACTTTACTACCTACTTTATATTCATTATCATTCCCACAACAAAAATCATAAATCATTTCTTCAAAATAATTAATAACTTTTTCATTTAATTTTTCATTTTTCATCTTTTATCTTTTTTTAATTATACTACAATATACGAATTAACTTTAATAATTACTATTCCTGTGTTTAGTTTTTCTAGTATATTTCTTTCTATTCCTATAGATGTTAGGTCTAGTAGCTTTGATAATTTCTTCCTGAGTGATAATAATTGTTTTCATTTTTCTTACTTGTAATATACGAAAGACATTTTAATAAGCCAAGTCCTGAGCAGAGAGATGGCCGACAAGTAATTGTCAGCTTCTTTTAAAGTTCATTATGTTAGACAATTGAACGTTGCGTTGTGGTTACTGGAGGTTCTTTCTGTGCCCTAAGTCTGTTGCGTTCCCTGTTCTATTTCTAGCGTGTTCACTGATACATATGTGAAGGTAATGCCCTTTTACCGCTTTTCCAACCACTTTTTAATTTATTTTTAATTACTTTTACCCCCCCTCCCCCCATTTTACCGCAAGGGGGACGGGGGGTTCATGTTTTTTGTATATATTTTTGGAAAAAGGTACAAAAGGACGTGGTTGATGAATGGGAGGGTTAGACCCTGACAATTCTCGTCCCCTATTTAGTGATCTGTATTTTCCACATATTATAATTTTCATTTCTTGACAATTGACATTCCTCATTTGGTAATTGATATTCTTTGACGATTTCTATTCCCATGACGATTTTCATTATTTATTGGTGATTTCCATTGGTAATTTATATTTCCATTTTATATTTACAAAACATAAATACAATTCATATTTACATTTTCCCATTATAATTTTCATTTACTTTTGATAATTGACATTTCCCATGTTGATTTTCATTCCACACATTGACGATTTTCATTTTGCGTTTATCTGTTGATAATTTCCGTTTTGGCTTAAGCTAAACTAATGTTTAGATTAGTTCATGATAATCGTTGTTGATTTCTATTCTTCGTTGTTTACACGTTCACTTTCATTATTTCTAACATCATACCTTACATACAATATAACCATCACTAAACAAAACACATTCCAAACCATAACTAATTCTCCTTCCATAACCTTTATTTATATTTTCTTCTTTTATTTCTTTTATTTATTTCATTCCCCACCAACCCAATCAACAACACTAAATTAATAATTTCTATTATTAACATTTTTTTCTTTATTTATATTATACTGAAATATACGATCTCTATTTTATATCTGTTAGTCCTCTAATGTTTCTTCTACTGTAATTACTTCACTTCCCCAATCATATTGTTCATCAAATGTTATTCCTTCACTTCGATGTTCTCCGGTTTGTAATTTTTCAAGTGCTTCCTCTAGTGAATCCGCTTCAATAAGATATTCTATTGTTGCTTTTACTTGTACCTCTGTTTCAAATCTGAATTGTCCCATGTTTTTCTTTATTTATACCTTAATATACGAAATCTCTTTAAATAATCTTAGTCCTTTAACCAAACATTTTCATAAAATTCTCTTAACATTTTACCATGTTCTGTTTTAACATAGTTTCTTCTTAAATCAAATAAATGTTGTAAACATCTATTATATGTCCAAAACTTCTCTACTGATTTATTTGTTTTACTATTGTAGAATCCCGCTTCACTTTCACCCCATTCTTCAACTAAACATTTAACTATTTCTAATTTTGATTCAAATATATCTTTTAATTCTTTCATTTTCTTAATTTATACTACAATATACGAAATTTATTTTAATAAGCTTAGTCCTTAATTTAAAAATCCTTATGTTTAGATACTTGTATTAGAGTAATAAGTTCTTTTTCACTTTCTTTTACCTCAAATCCACCATTGTTGTGTGTTGTTACTCCTATTCTGGAGTGTTTTGGTTTATCTACTGATCCGTAGCTTCTTGTTTCTTCTACTTCATAAAAATGTCCTATCATATCTACATTTATATAAATAGGAGTATTTCCTTTTAATGGTGTTACCTTAATCAATCTCATAACCTTTATTTTCTTAATTTATACTTTAATATACGAAATCTTTTTTATATTTTTTATTCCCCTAAAATTTCATCTAATTGATCAGTAATATATTCCTTTACATCACTATATTCAAACCCATCCTCTAACATTTGATCTGTTATGTCATTAATTGCTTCTTTTAAATTTACAAATGAAACAAAGCTCAACATGTTTTCAATTCGTTCTCTTTTTTCAAAATCCATAATCTTTATTTATTTAATTTTAACTTCAATTTCAAATCATTAATAGTCATTTCTACAAAACCTGCAGTCATAATAGGTGTTTTCCCATTCTGCTCTGCTTTTTCAATCTCAGCAACCATGTTTGCTTGTACTTTATCTAATCCATCACTGATTAAAAACTTCTCAAAACCATTTAATTTACTCATAACCTTTATTTTTTTTCTCTTTATTTATACTGTAATATACGAAAGCAGCTTTAATTAGCTGCTTCCTCTTTTACTTTTTCTATAATCATCCTTATCGCTTCTTGATTTTCGGGTAATGAATTATCTGGTTTAATTTTCAATTCTGTCATTAAATCGTTTATTTTTGCCCATTCCCCTCTTGATTTTGAAGTAATGGTATGTTCTTTTCCGAACAATTTTTCATCTACTTTTACTTGTAAAAATGCTTCTGCTTCTTTTTGTTGAATTACTTCAATCATTTGTTTTTTTGTCATAACTTTCTTTTTTATTTATACTGTAATATACGAAATCTTTTTTATATCTTCTATTCCTCTATTGAATCAGTATCATCTGCAGGATAAAATTCACTACTTACAACAACATCATCTTCCTCTTCCTCTTCAACAAATTCACTCAAAATATCTGTGATGTGATCCATTACCCCATGAACATCAATTTGAATATCATCAATTGAAATTGTGTTCCCATAATCAATACTAAACGTAACATCATCTTTATCAACCAACTCATCACTATTACGATCCAAACAACGCTCAATTTTACCTGAAATTTCATCTGCTAATTCCTGAGTAATGCCTGTTTGTTTCTCGGGTGTGATTTGTTCAATCAATAAAATTATTTTATCAATATCAACTGTTGATGATAATGCTTTTACTGTTGTTAGCTGTGCTACTAATTCTTCTTTTTTCATAACTTTTTTTTAATTTATTTTCTTTATTTATACTGTAATATACGAAAGGGAGCTTACGCTCCCTCTTCCTCTAATACATTTTGTAAATAATTAACCATTGGAGATTCAACTCTACCTACTAACCAAATACCATGTCTAGTTAAACAATAAACATACTCTATTCCACTACCAAAACCATCTTCAAACAATTCCTCTACATCGTTAAATGATTGAAATTTTAAATCTTCACCTCTATCTCTATGATATGCTACTGTATCTATAGTTGATTCTCCTAGTGAACTGATATCACCTAGTTCTAGTAATTTCTCTAATTTTTCTTGATCGTAGTGTTCAAATAACTTTTTACCTACTGAATCTACATACCCATCAAAATGACAATAAATTGAATCTACTGTTTCGTCTTGATTTTCAATTGCTATTCTACTTCTTGTTGCCATAATTTTTCTCTTTATTTATACTATAATATACGAAATTTCTTTAATATCTTCTATTCCTCTGTTAATCTTCTCTTGTTATACTTTCTAAACCAAACAATTCAGTTAATACTGTTTCTTCCATTTCTTCATAACATGTAAGCTCCATTGATGCTAATATCTCAGCTACAGTTGATGAATTTTGTACCTTTTCAATAGCTTTCATACAATGGTTAGTGTTAGTTTTGATTGTTTTAATAATATCTTCAATTGTATCAACTTTTTCCTCTCGATCTTCATTGATTACTATTCTGATATCTTGTAACATGTCAAATTCAAAGTTTTCAATATGATTTTCTAACATATCAATTACTCGTTGCTTACCTTCTTTAAAATTAAACTTCATAACTTTTTCTTTTTTTATTTCTTCAAATATACGATCTTCTTTTTGCTGAGAAACTTCCTCTACTTTTGTAAATTGATATTCAAAATAACCACCATCTGCTTGTTCACCTGATAATTCATCTCTAATCCATTTTACAAAAACATATTCCTCATCATTCCATCCAATGTAATACTCTTCAACTATAGCTGTTGCTCCTTTTTTAGCTGCGTATGTACCTTCTCCTTCAAATTCTACTATGTCTCCTTTTTTAAATTTCATAACCTTTATTTCTTTTATACTGTAATATACGAAAGCCCTTTTATTTAAGGGCTTCCTGTTTTGAAAATTTATCTAACAATTTATCTAATCCTAATGTTTCAATCTCAGCATCATGTTTTTTATATAGGTATTCTACATTTCTGTAAGTATCTAACTTAAATTGAACATAACTACCTGATTCAAATTTAACTTCAATAACATCAAATGTACCACTATGTTTTCCCCAATCACTTTTAACAGTTATTGTAGCATTTGGATACAATTTTGTATACTTTTCAACTGTACTTAGTTTTAAACCGTTTTTCCTTTTATATTCCTCCAACAATTGTTCTTGACGGGAATCAAATGTTTTTAGTTTTTCAAGTAATGTTGCAGGTTTAATGTAGCGATAATTATCTTGAATAGTACTACAATTAACTTTATCTCTTTCAAATTCAATATTGAATGTAGAATCACGCAATTCATTTGGGTTTGAATATGTACCAAATCGTTTTCCTTTCAAAAAAATACCCCCATCAATTGTTTTATATGTTATTTCAGCTTTAAAGTCAGTTTTGTTATAGGTATAACCTATTGTCATTTCATTAGTAACAATTTCTATTTTAAATGTATTAACAAAATGAACATCCTTAACAAAACCATTGTTGATAAGTAATTGTTCGCGTTGCTTATTTATACTTTCATTTGTATTAGCAATATCTTCTCTAATTTTGATAAATTCTGCTATTTTTTGTTCTTGTTCAGGTGTAAATAATATACCTGCAAACATGTCTAGTTGATTTGGGTCTTTAATTTCTTCGTTCATAACTTTTATTTTCTTAATTTATACTTTAATATACGAAATTTCTTTTAAATTAACTATTCCTCTTCTAAATAAGTTAGGGTAACTGACATATAATTAGGTATCCAAAATGTTTGTCCTGCACAATGAGCATATTGATCATTTGATTCGTGTTTTGTTACTTCAAAGTAACTTCGTTCACTATCATAGTACAACAATCTCCCACGCATTGTAGGAGATATATTTGTTGAAACGAGTCTACCTATAGCTGATTCTAAATTAGGTATAGTAGCTTCTCGTGGTGTGTTTCGTCTCATTTTCTAAGACTTTTTATAACTGCAACAACTATATTACCACAAACGGATAATAAAATTACTGTTCCCATAAATGTCCAAAATGAACTAAATATTGTTTCTATCATTTATTTTTTATTTTTATATGATGCATATGCAACTAAAAGCGCTATTCCCCCAATCAATACAACTGCTATAATTGGTATCCAAAGCGGGGCTGTAACCCACCACCAACTCCAAGTAATGTTGTTTGTTAATTTTAGAACCATGAATATAAGGAATAGTATCATACCAATTCCAATTCCGCCTGATGTGTTTTGTTTGTTGCTCATTTTATTTATTTATTTTCTTTAATTAACCAACCTACTTTAATCAAATGAAGTAAAAATGCTCTAAATTCCTCTAAACCTTGTTTATCAAACATTTCATTTGCATCCTTCATTGAGTCAGGATTACCTTCTAACACGCCCCACATAAAATTTGGATTATCTATTTCATCTTCTACCCAATCTTCCCTATCGTCAGAGCGTTTATCTGTTATGTTAATATATGGATCCGGGTAATGATCATCTAATGTTTCAGCATCATCTTTCATGATTATATTTGCTGTAAAACACCAATCACTTGATTCCCAGGTGCGTTCCATACTAACAGTAATTTCTTTATCTTCAATTTCTGTTTCAGGTGTTTCTCTAACATACCACACACCATTTACTTGAATTCTTTCTTCCATTTTTTTAATTTATGCTTTAATATACGAAATCTCTTTTGCTAATAAACGTCCTTTTTTAAAAAACCTACCGTGTGTTTGTAGCCACACGGTAGGAAAAGAAACGGTTATGAAGCGTTTTGTAGTCAGGGCAGGACTCGAACCTGCACTACACCTGGTATACACCATATTAAACTAGGAGCGTGTTTCATTACACCACCTGACTAACCCCGAATTTTCTAGTAGCGGCACCTTTACGCGGCCGTCGGTTCTACTTGCGATGATCGTTGTTCCTTATTCTCCTACCCTTTTATTTCGGAACTAACCTGCTTATCTTTAAATACGAGTTTCTCAAGGGTACAGGTTATGTTTGTTTTTTGCTTAGGCAGCTATAAATTCAGCTGCCATTGCAAATAGTTTTTGGTTAATTTCTAGGTCTTGTTTGAAATTCTTCACTTTACGTGCTTTTCTAATTCTAGTACCTGACATGTATTGGAAATCACCTTCCAATATTTTCTCTTGAATCACATTGAACACTGACCATAAATCACTACCTTTATCTTCAGGTCGTGTTGGTTCAAGTAACAAATCTAAATCAATTTTAACTGAATCAATTTGTTCTTCTGTGAAGCGAGTTGACAATGCTTTTTTAGCTAATTCTTTTGCTTGCTCTTCACTCAATTTGATTGCTTTCATTTTATTCATTGATTCAACTGTCAAAGGCAATTGTTCAACCATTTCACGGATTTGTGATTGCAACTCTTCAAATGTATAGCCCATATGGCGAATTCGAACATTTTCAAATTCTTGAGTGGAAATAACTAAACCGTTTTCACACACAATTCGGAAAATTCCGGCTGTAAATGTAAATGCATTCTTTCCATCATTGCTATTGGTAACAAGAATTTGGGGAAAAACATCATCTCCATCCGCTCCATTGATTACAATGTCTGGGTTACGGAATACAACTAGGTGTTTTTGGAAACCTTGCCCTTTACGTGCTTTAACTTGTTTAGCATCTACCACTTTGAATCCCAATTTTTCCATATCCTCAATTACTTTAAATGTTGGGATGTGTGTAAACTTGCTTGATACACTTGGACTTGTTGTTTCAGTGAAAATTGAATTTGCTCTTTCTTTAATCTCACTTGTTTTTAAAAAACCATCTTTGCTTAAATCTAACATAACTTTTCTTTTTATTTAACTTATTTTCTTAATTTATACTTCAATATACGAACTTTCTCCTGTGAAGCCAATTCCTCTTTTATTTGTAAAACTTACTGTCGTCTATTTCAAAATCATCTTCGTCATCTACCTTGTAGTAGTCATCTTCTTCATCCAAATCATCTTCAATATCATCTTCTTCATCTCGGTATGGAGGTAATAGACCTGCCTTCTCCACAATCCAGAAAACTCTATCCTTGTATAAATCAATTGATACACCATTTATTTCAGTGATACCATTTATAGTTAATAAGGCCAATTCAGCTATTAGTTTACATGTGATTTGATCAACTTGTTCTGTTGTTAATTGATTTGCTTTAAATTTATTTTTTAAATCTAAATAATCTACTTCAATTGTGTGTTTTTGTTTTTTTGCCATAACCTTTATTTTACTATTCTACTTGTTAACAAATTAATTAATGCTTGTACTTCACCAAATTCAGTGAAACGTATTGCTGGGTCTGTATTGAATACTTCTACATACCAATTATCGTCTTTAATTTCGTCATTTGATCTAGTAATGAATGCTAAACCATCTACAATATCTAAAGCATAATAGTATGATTCATCTTCTTCATGTTCTTTCATTTCTTCCTTTTGGAATCTTAAAAGTTGTATTTCTCGTTCTGTCATAATTTATTATTTAATTCGTCTCTAATAATTGCTGCTAATTCGTAATCTTCTTCTTCAATAACATGTTGTAATATATCATCTATTAATGCTCTAAAATCACCATTAAATTCTGTTTCTAATAGAAATTGAAATGCTAATTTATCGTCAATACACAATTTACTATCTCTAATAATTGGGTGGAAATCAATATTGCTTCTTGCTATTTGATTTAAAATTCTTCTTTCGTTCATAACCTTTTTTCTTACTTGAAATATACGAAAGCCCTCTTACGAGGGCTATTCCTCTTTTAAATTGCTATTGCATATTGATTTACTAAGCTGAATAATTGTTTATTTAATCTAATATCTTCATTCATGTTATTAACATCATGTGTTAAGTTTTCTTGGATTCTGTTGAATACCGTCCATAAATCGTTACTTTCATCTTCAACTCTATTAACTGTAAGTAAATCATCAATGTTAATATCTTCTAAATCATTATATCTTAAACGAGCTGCTTCAGTAGCTAACTTACGCATATCTTCAATTGATAATCCTTTATGTTTCATTTCATTAACTTCAGTTAATAATTTATCAGTTTTATTAGTTACTGAGGCAATGAAGTGATCTAGATTCATATAGTTAACTTCAATATGTTTGATATTCTCTGATTCAGCGTGTTGATCAAATCTTACTAAACCATTTGTACATACCTGTCTAAACATACCTAAACTCATTTGTAATGGTTTTGCTCCGTTACAACTATTTGAAATAGTAATTGATGTATATGCTTCATCTTTACCTTTACTATTTTTAATAGCAAAATCAGGATGATGCATCTGAACGTAATTATTTAATATTTTACGATTTCTACCTCGTTGTTCATCAACTCCTTTTAGTTGCCATCCTTCATGTTGTAGTTTTGTAATTACATCTAATGTTGGAATATAAAATTCCTTTGTTTTAATTTTTTGAACGTTTCTGATGTTGTTTACATCTAACGAATTAGCAAACGCAATTGCTTTGTTGATATCATTATCAACGGGGATAAATTTGTACTTCATATTTCTTTTTTTTAATTATACTTTAATATACGAAAGGGAGATTGCTCTACCTCTTCCTCTTATTCATCTTGATTAAATGCGTAAAACACTCCGTCTTGATAGATTGAAAAGAATATTTTAAAATCTTTATCGCAATCACGATTCTTTTCGAAATGTAATGAACGCTCTAATCCGTCTTTACTACGTTCTACTTTGCAAAATGCTTCCATCATATGTTTCAATCGGTTTGATCCTGCAAATTCATCTGATTTAGTTACTTGTTGAATGTTAATAAATGATGTATAGTAATTTAATTTGTTTTTACCTTTTTTAACATCATCTTGTAATTTCAAAAACCATGATTCAGCTTGTTTTGATGTACCTCCGTTTTGATCTTTGTACATATCTAATATTTCTGCTACTGAATCAACTGCAATTACATCGTAACCTAAGCTAAATACATGTTCAACTGTTTCTTTGATGTTATCCATATGATCTTTCAAAAACAACGTTTGAACACAACCAAACGCAGGTATTCTTCTACAGTATTTGTAATGTCCGATTTGATCCATTTCGCCTTGTACTAACAAACATTTCAAACCTTGTTTAGTAAATCTAGATAACATATCCATTACTATAGTTGATTTACCTGAACCTGGTCCACCTGCAATCATCATTGATGTACCAGGCATTAAACCTCCTTCAGTAGATAAAATAATATCTATTTCTGTTTGTGTTTTTAAAGGTATAAACAATGATTCGTTAAAATTCAAATCATTACCTCTAAATAATTTAACCGATTCAGGGTTAAATTCAACTACTTGTTTTTGTTTTGCAGGACGACCTCTACGTTCTTGTTTCATTTCTCTAACTTCAATTTTCATAACTTTTCTTTTTTTATTTATACTATAATATACGAATTTCTTTTTACTTAAAATATTCCTCTAATTAAATATTACTGTTATAATCTTCTCTAATCTCTTGCATTTCTTTTTTATATAAATCTTTATCAAAATAAATTATAACCATAATTAATCCAAATAAAATCTGTATAATAACACCCCATATAATAAAACGTTTAATCAACTTAATATTTGTTGGATTTTTTAATATTTCAGTTATTAATATAAATAAACCAAATCTAACCCCAACCGCTAAAATAAATTTTTCTACTTTATTCATCTTTCTAATTTTATACTATAATATACGAATTTTCTTTTAAATATCTTATTCCCTCAAAGAAAATATTTTTCTAATTTAAATGAAGTCCCTTGTTGAATAAGTTTAATTTGAGAGTCTCTATGTAACGGTTTTGCTTCCTCCAATTCATCACTAAATGCTGGGTAACCACCTTGTAAACCACAGAAAACCTGAGCAGCTTCATTTAATAATATGAATGCTGGTTCAGGTTTTTCTATTAATTTTTTATCTAATAATACTTTCATTCCCTTTGTTTTGCAGGGAATATACGAAAAGAATTTTGGGTATCCTATTCCTTTAGAACCTTGCAAGGGGATCACATGGTGGTAGGTTTTTTGTTGACTCACCCCTTGAATTGAATATTTTTTCTTCAGGCATCACTGAAACTAAAATTCCATTGATTTTGAATGAGCCGCCTTGTTTAAGTAATTTTTTGAATAGTGTTTCGTGATTGGTACTCCACTCTTCACTTGCTTTAATTACGGTTTGTTTATCTACTATTTGACCATCAAATTTGATGATGATTCCTTTTCTAATTGATTGTGGTGATATCATTTTCTTCTATTATTTCTACTTCTTGAATTGTTTCTACAAACATAAAATGTGTTCCATTGTTTAAAACGTGATCAACATTTGGTAATACATCTCTACATTCTTTTACCATTTCCATATTTACAACTCCATTTTTACCTGAAAAGTCGGCTATTTTAATTTGGCGATGAACTATATAGTAATTGTCATTATGTCTATACCACTGTCTCATTTTATGTTGTATTGTTTTTTATATTTTTCTATAAATGATTCTCCAATTCCAATTTCAACTATTTCATAGTTATTTGGTAATACAGGTTTACGTTTTGAAGCATCTATTATTGTATCAATATCTGATTCTGTAATTAACATGTAGTATTTTTTACCTGTTGGTTTTCTATAAATTACCACTGTTGGTATTTTATTTTCGCTTGGTCTTCCTTTGTTTTCGTACTTCATTTCTTGATATTTGGATACGAAACGTATCATTTATAACATATGTTTCAGAGGGAAGCCAACTACATAGTTGTTCTTCATCTAAATGGACATGTTCCTCTTCTAAGTGTAGAGTATCATTTGTAATTACTAGTAAGTCAAAATATTCATAATCAATATTTGAACCATAAGCATCACAATCAGCATTTTTAGTTGATTTACAGGCAATCAATAGCGGTAAAATAAACAGTAATTTTTTCATTTTAGATATTTTTTCTTAATATTAAATCATAATAATTAGTTGTTTCTTCCCCTTCTTTTGTGTGTCTAACCCAAGTATTTGGAAATTCTGTTTTACATTGCTCAATACGCTCTGCTTTTGACTTTGTTTTATCAGTGTAATATTCATAAAATACCCATGATTCCCAATAATGAGTCTGCTCAGGTGCATTCCATGTAATTGCTATTTGATATCCAAAAAATACAAATGACCAAATTGGAGCCCATTCAAAGCGAATATCTTTATCTGTCCATTTTGTTTTCCATCCCAATTCAACAAAGTCAATACCAATACGTTTGTTTTTTGGATAGGTATATCTCATTGCGCGAGAATATGCAGTGTCATAATCGGGTACTGTTTGGGGTGATCCATATTTTGCATTGCGTTCATTAAAATCTTCTACACGTTTTATCTGGCGTAATGCATCTTCGTGAGCTAATGCCGGAGTTGCTTTAACCCATCTACGTGGGTAGAAATATGGGGTACCAATAGCTGTTTTTCCAATATAAAACCTTGGTTTAAGTGGTTTAAATGGGGAGAAATATGCTTTTAAATATCTAAAATCTTTCATTTTCATTTTTATTATAATATACAAAACATTTTTTAAATAACCTAGTCCCTTAATCCCACCAAGATTCAATATTTTGCTCTATTATTTTAAACAATAATCTACGTGAACGATCTTGATTTTTATAGGCTATACGCATTGCAATAACAAAATCGTCTTTATCTGTTTTATCTATTAAATCATATTGTTTTCTATATTTTTTAAAGTATTCATCTAAATTGTCTTCTTCTGAGTAGTCTGTATATTCAAATGCATATAGACCTTCTTGTTGAATCTCAATTAAACGAGCACATAAAAGCATTTTTTCAGCGTCACGATGAGCATCATTATGTACTCCATTGTTGTGGATATATTTTGCTTGGAATTCTAGTTTTGTTTTAAGTACTTCATAGATGAAATGCTGATCCCAATCTCTATCGTTCCAAATAGTAGGATACCATCTTAGCATGTTCCTAACACCTTCAGTACAATCATAATACCATTCTCTAACTTTAGTGTAACGCCACCAACGTATTATTTTGTCTTTCATATTTTAAATAATTCGTAATTACTATTTTCTGTTTTGAACTTGATATAGTCTTCTCTTTGCTCTACAATTTCAGTTACAACTGTTGTTTGCCAAGTGAAGAATGGGCTGAATGGAGACATTAACAATGATCTACCTATTGCTGGTTCTGTATGTTTTTCTTTGAAAAATCCATCATCTCCAAATTCCAACCACATTATATCTTCTGATTGTTTTGTTAATCCATCTCTTTCTCTAACCAATTTCCAATTGGGAGTTGGTTGTGTAAGTTCCTCTGCTAACTCTTCTAAGTTAATTGGTAGTTTAATTTGATTTAATTTGCTCATTTTGTTTTGTTTTTAGTCCCCACATCAATCCAACCCATTCCATTTCTTTTTCAGCACGTGCAGCGTATAGATCTAATTTTTTCATTAAATATTTTTTGCCCCATTTTTTCCATTCATCACGTTGTTCTTCAGTCATTTCATATTGATTAAACCAATTTTCTTGATTTTGAATATCATCAAACGTGACGTTATGTCCGGCAATGCGAAACATTTCATTAATCAAATCAACTACTGCTTGTTCTCGTTTTTCTTCTCTTGTTAATCTCTTTGCCATTTTATTCTAAAGTTAAACCACTATCATTTTTCAATTCATGTAGATGTTTTCTAATTCTCTCTAGAGCATCATATACATCTCCAGTTATTTTGTCATTGTACTTTAATTCAGATCGTAAATGTTGATCTAAATCCCACACTAACATTTTCCATTTAGCTCCATTGATTGCTGATTCCATTTCTTCTCTATCTTCAAACGGATCAAATTCTATTGTTACTTTTGCCATAACTTATTTTCTTTAATTTATACTTTAATATACGAAATTTCTATTATAAAAACTAGTCCCTTTGTTTTGAATTCCAAAAAGCTAACCCAATAATTATCCAAATTGTTATTATTATAGCCATATTATTTCATTTGTTATATTATCCCATTCAAATGATAATGGTAAGTTTGTATATGCATATCGCTCATTTAAAACAGATGCGTTTATAAAATGGGTATGTCCGTTAAAATAATAACCTGCACTACCATGAATATGACCAAACACGTGAATTTTTGGTTTAATTTGATCTACTCGATAACGTAACATTTCACAACCAACTCGCAAACTTGAACCACCTGGTATATCTAAATGTCCGTAAGGTGGACCATGTGTGATCAATATGTCTGTATTGTCAGGTATAGCATCCCAACGTGCTTTCATTTCATCCCCATTTCGAGGTAAATTGAACGCCCAATTGTAGAATTCAGGTTGCCACGGTGAACCGTAAATGCGAATATTATCTTCTGGTATGTCTCCATTTGGTCCATCAAAGTAATCAACCAATTCTTCATCCTGCAAGTATTCTATTGTTTCAAACTCGTCTAGAATCATTTTTTTCCATTCAGGGTCATTTTCAAATAAACGATCGTGGTTTCCAGCAATGAATGTTTTGTTTTTGTAGTTGTCTATTTTATCAAACCATTCTAGAAATTGAGTTGCCTCTGTTTGGTGATAACCTGTATTCATAAAGTCACCAGCATGAATCAATATGTCTCCACCTGGTAGATCTTTATTTAATAGATGGTGTTTACCGTGAGTATCTGATATGAATGTGATGGTTAATTTCATCCAAATACAATTGCAATTAATAATGTGATTGTAAACCAAGCAGATACTACTAGAATAGGTAATAGATTTTTTTTAAGTGTTTCCATAACTTTTATTTTTTTAATTTTAATATACGAAAAGAAAATCTAAAATCCAAATTATCTTATAATTTTCTTTGAAGTACCATCTTCGTACACCTCAAACACAACCCCTTTAACTTCAGGGCCTACTTCTTGCCCCATTAGATTAACATATTTAACCACTTTTTTTACTTTAATAGTATTATCTAAAGCAATTGGACCATATACTTTAAATTGTCCATCTATATCATGTTGAACTAATCTATAGTAATTTAAACCAAAATAATCAATATTATCCAAATAATAATAATTGATATTTTCAGTTGAATTACCTGCTGATGGTTTATTTGCTATTTCTCTCCAAGTTTCACCATTAATTGATTTCTCAACTATAAAATGAGATGAATTTTGTTCAGATGCTGTAGCCCATTTTAAATTATTGAATGTTGGGTATTCTATTCCTTCAAAATATAGAAGTTCTACTGGTAATGCTTGTGGGGAAGTTATTGATATTTTAAAGGTTCCTGTTGTTCCACCTCCATATTCCCAAACACGAATGTATATTGTTTCATATTGATTAAAATCTGATCTAGTAATATAAGACATTGCACCATTTGGGCTATCATCATCATCACATTCAATTTCTATTAATGCACCAATTGTTCCCCTATATATTGCCATACCAGCATCTGTTATATTCCCAGTTTGTGTATCAAAATCTAAAGCATATATGTGTTGAGGTACTATAATTTTAAACCAAACATCTTCACCAATGTATGAAGCACATGATGGTGTGGATTCTGTTGTTGTATTTGAAGAATATAAATTTGTATATGTTACATAATTAATACCATTAGTTATAGTTAATTCAATGGCTTCACTAGGATTATCATTTGTAGGAGGGGAGGGTGGAGCAGTACAAGTTCTACTTATAGTAAATGTACCTGTAGTAGTATTACCTGTTGAATAATGGGCAATCCAAACGTAATATTGTTGTAAATTTGTTGTAGTAAATGTATAACTTTCAACGGAATTTGATAGAGCATCATCTTTAGAAGCGATAATTGAAAACGAACCACAAGATATCCCAGATAAAATGACCATTTCATGATCAAACACTGCTGTTGAGGATATTGTTGTTTGCTGTCCATCCCCAGTAAATTTATACCATACACCAAAGCTAGAAGTTACTGAACTTGCTGGTGGTGTTTCGGATACAGAATTTAATGTTGTACCAGCTAAATTAGATGTTGCACAAGGTAAAGATGTTGCTCCTGAGCAGAGATCATTTGAGGGGGGAGTTAATGTTGTAAAAGACCAAGTAGAACATCCAGTTGCTAAACCAACTGAGTTTTGAGGAACAATTTTCCAATAATAAGTTGTTCCAGTAGAAAGAGTTGGAGTATATGAAGTACCAGCTTGGTTTGTTGATACTAAGGGAGGTGTTGGTGAATTACCAAAATATACATCATATCCAGTTGCTCCACTAGCAGCTGCCCAAGATAAAATTTGATTTGTTGCTATATTTGTTGCACTATTTGTAGGGGATGTTGGGGACGCTATACATGAAGGAGCAGTTGTAGATGGAGTATATGTTACTGTAATGTTGTCAAGTAAAGCGGGTGGGGAAACTCCACCACTAGCATCATTTCTCCACGTAAATATTATTCTACGGGTTGTTCCTGCAATTGTGTTTGGTAAATTATATGTTGTTGTAGCACATACTGTTTGTCCTTGTAAAGTTCCTAAAAGTACACGACTCGCATTTGAAGTAATTAATGTTCCTGCTGTTGGGGAAAATGAATTTATACAAGACCAAGTTTGTAAATAATCAAAACTAGCTTCTCCATTTAATTTTCTATTAAAAGAAAGTTGAATATTTGTAGCACCTGAGGGGATAACTACATCTAAATAGGCATGAACAGTAGATGCTGATGTAATAGTATATGCGTAAGATGAATTATTGTTACTAATATATAAAGCAGAAAGTCCATTACATTGATTAGATGAACCTCTAAACCATTTATTCGTTTGGGTTCCATTAGTTAGAGTTAATGAATTAGCAGATTCAAATGTTTCACTAAATGCTGTGGTTTGAGCATCTAGAAATAAATTTACTGAAAGGGAAATAAATAAAATTAAGTTTTTCATATTAAAAAAATTAATACTCACTTGAAGAACCTTTATAAGAAACCCCCATCTACCATGGGCCGGTCGAGTTTTGTTTATAAATATTTTAAATTAAAATAAAACGTAGGAGGTTTGACGGTTATTTACTATTTATCGTTATCCTTTGAGTATTTGTTTGGATCCTTCCCAAGATCCTTTTAACACGACTTTATCTATTCGAGAGTCAATGTAGCTTTTTGCTTCACCAATGGCACGATGAAGTTCTTCTTCGTGTTTGTGGTGTTCTCTATCGATGTGGTCGATTTGATTTAATATGGTTTTTTCAACCATTGATACATCGCGGCCTGTAATTTCAAATTGTTTCCAAACTTCGCGATTTTTGTCTTCGATTTCTCGTCTTAAATCACCTTCAATGGCAGCACATAGCTGTTGAAGTGATTCTGTTTTTCTAGTTAATTGATTAATCTTAGCCAAACCTACAACAATAGAAGCAGATATTCCTGCTGCCACAATCGTAAGCATACCTAAAACAAATGATGTTATTTCCATGTTTTCTAATTTTTATATGTCAAAGAACTCCTACGTTTGCCCTTAATATAATATTCCTTTTTTAAATAACCAAGGAAAAATAAACCCTACTGTAAAGTAGGGTTGAAGTGGAGGATAACGGATTCGAACCGTTGACCCTTTGCGTGCAAGGCAAATGCTCTAGCCAACTGAGCTAATCCCCCAACAATTTATAAAATAGAGTAAATGTTAAACCAAATATAATTCTAGTCACTATTACCCATAAAATAACCAACCATATACTATTACATGGAATAGCTATAAACAACACCCCAGCAAATATAAATAAATTTCTCAAAAGCTTAAATAAATGCCAAGCATCTGTTAAACCTACAAATATTGTTGTTGATCCTGGGAATTTGGCTCCTTCTGTTGGATCTCCATTTTTATATTTGTTTCTCCAAGACAGGGTTGGGTCCCAAAATCTTTTATTTCTAAAACAATAAAATATAGAATATGAATAGTGGAACTGTAAAGTATCCATTATTGCTTCAAATAAACCAGCAAAAGCAAAAAACAATATGCCTATTAAGGGAATCAATGTTTTTTTCTATTTTGAATGTAGTAAACTAAATTTGCTACAAAACCTCCATACACTGCAATAAAAGTGGAGATTTTTAAGTACCAACTATCAAGATATCCATTTGCTAACCAAAATGGCCATAAAATACACATTACACCTAAAAATACAATTGCTAATATGCTAGTTATGTTATTCATGTTTATAAATATTAAGCGGAAGTGGTAGGATTCGAACCTACGGAACCCTTTCGAGTTCACTAGTTTTCAAGACTAGCCTTTTAAGCCGCTCAAGCACACTTCCATTTATAAATATGTTAGTACTCGGAGTGGGACTTGAACCCACACGACCAACTGGCCAACAGATTTTAAGTCTGTCTTGTCTACCATTTCCAACATCCGAGCATTTGCGGTGCGTATGGGATTCGAACCCATGACCCCTTGCGTGACAGGCAAGTATTCTAACCAACTGAACTAACGCACCTTTGAGCCGATGGAGGGATTCGAACCCCCGACCTACTGATTACAAATCAGTTGCTCTACCAGCTGAGCTACATCGGCAAAAAACCCCTAGTAGTATTCCAAGCGTCCTTGGCACTTGCTAGGGGGTGATACTTGGTTATAGGGTTGTCTATGAAGGCACCGTCGCGCACCCATAAAGCAGATCCCATTTCCCAATATCGAGAAAGACCATCTGAGTGAGCAGATCTAACGGTATGCCCGATGGTACTTGGCCTACGTCTATCTCAACGCAGGGGGGAGTGTTACATTGATTTGGGTTCAATGTAAAAAACCTTTGTAGACTCCAAACCATAAGGTAAAGAGCAACTCTAGAACCGGAGAACTAGAGGATCCCAATGTTTCCATTGGTGGGGTAAAAGACCTACCCTGGTACGCTCGATCGGGGGCACCCCAGTCCAGAAGCGTGGTAGGTACTGTCAAACTATAAATATTGTTTAAGTAATTCTCCTTTATAGTGTTTTTCATATGTTCCTCGAGGATCATCATAATATATTGCCATATACTTTGCCAATTTATCAAATGATTCAAATACAAATGTTTGACAACCAACACTAACAATAAACCCATTATGTACGTGTTTAATGGTTACATCATACTGGGCTAATTTATCATTCATGTCTACAACAGGCATTGGTCTGCAATCTTCTTCTCTCTCATATGCTTCAAGTGCTGGTGTTTCATCTTGAGCAGATTCCTCCAGGTTGATAATGTCTGCAATTGCGTCTTGAAATGCTCTTCCTAGATCTGCTACTTGTTCTTGTTGTCTTCTGTTCATATAACTTATTTTATTTAAAAAAGGACTTGTAAAACCCATCTCCATTGAGGTAAGGAAACTCCATCCAATGTTTTTTGCGTAGTCAGGACAGGATTCGAACCTGTAATGGTTGTTAGTGGCTTTGTTGACGGGCGGTACAGCTTCCACACTGCATCTCCCAATACCAATTCTAACTCAGCGTCTACCAATTACGCCACCTGACTATAAAAACACACTCTTTAGCCTTCTACTCCCAGCCCCGAGAAATTGTATATAGCTTAGCCCGCCTCACCGCTGTGTGGGAACTGAAGTTTATGTGTTTGTAACCAGGAAGGGACTCGAACCCTTTGCAGCATTAGGACGTTTCCCCGTACGCCAAACCCTGGTTGGGGGGTGGAGATTTGTAAACCAACGCATGATCACCCTTACGTCTTGTTTCTTTTGTCTTCGGCACTCCACCATTGTAAGTACAACTTAACTTGCGCCGCCGTTCACGAATCTTCCGAAATTCTAACGGCTGTTACTGTTAACTATCGGAATCAAGTAACTGCTGTATTCGGTATGGGGTTCGAACCCATGCTTCCGCCGTGAAAGGGCGGCGTGTTAACCACTTCACTAACCGAACATAGTTTTATTTCCTTTGTTTGTTTTTTCTGCTTGCTTCTGTTTTTACAAACGTTATCCAACCTTGTAATTGTTCTACTCTTTGTTTTGCACTTACTTTACTCATGTTTTTTATTTAAATCTACTAATTTTATTTTACTACTCCAAGTTCTTTTTCTACTTCTTTGATATGTTTGCATTTTCTATCACGAGCTCTCCATACACCAGGACAATCACAACGTAAAAATCCATTTTTTGTTTCTTTTACAAGATATGTTCCACCCCCACTTGAACTTTCAAAACTCCAACTTTTTAATTCTGGTTGTTTTGGTTTTAATTGCGTTTCCTCTACTTTAATTTTAGGTAAATTATCAATTACTATAATGTCATCTAAAGTTGTTTCAGGGTGGCATTCTATACCTGCTGGCATAATAACTGTCTTATTAAATAGTCTAGCTATTGCTAATGGTAAATATGTATGTTTTTCAACCTTGTATTTGAATGGCCTACAATGGCAAAATGTTATATCATCTTGGTTTGGGTAAACAACAGCATCTTTATTTAATACTATTTTTGTTTCTTTTCTACCATCACCGTACTCTATAACTAATTCCTTTAACATAACCTTTCTTTTGAATTAAATATACGAAAGAAAAATTTAAAAGCCAAATTACTTTTTGGTTCTTTTTTTACTGTCCTTTACATCATTAAGTAATTGTTTTGTCTTTAAAAATTTTATTGCCTTAACAATTTCGGCACATCCTTCATATAGCTCATTGTCTTCATATATAGACAAGTTACTTTCCAACGTTTCAATAAAATCTTGTCTATCAACTGTTACGTCATATATCGTTTCTTCATTTTCCACTAGTATTGAAAGAGCATGGAGATAACGCTTTCTTCCAGTTAAATTTTTTAAAATAGTTTCAACTAACGCTTTTGAAATTCTCAAATCACGCTGAGCAACCATTTTCTCAAACTCCTCACTATCAAATACACTAATTTCTATTGCCATGTCTGTCATATTAAAATAAATTTAAAAACTTAGGATCAATTTCTTTTCCCTTTAATTTACTATTTCTCTCGTCATTCTCCAACATCTTTGTAGCGATTTTTTCAAGATGTTTTTCCTTTTGTTTATCGTAGTCTCTAACTATTTTACTATGTTTTTTGCTTTTCATTTCAGTTATACATATTATTTTTTTCTTGAAACTAAATCATATGGGTCATCACTTACTTTTCCATTAAATCCCCCTAGTTCCTCTAAACGTTTAGCTGTATATGAGTCTATTTGAAAATCAACTTTTTCAGTTGTATTGTATACGGCATGTCCCTCAATTGATTCAATATCTTTGTCAGTGAATACATTTCCTATATTCATAAAATAACAGTTATAACAAGATAATTGAGCATTTCCATTTGTATAGTCGTGTTTATGGTTATTTAAAAACGTCATCAACAATGGTGTTTTACCATCAACATCTCTTCTTTCATCAAACCCACAATAGTAACATTGCTCTAACATATAACCTGATTCAATTAATTTGAATTTAAGTTTTTCAGCATTAAATGAAGAAGCATCTACTGTCCCATTTACAATTTCCTCTATTGGGGCTATTTTATCTAAATGACTACTGGTGATAAATTTTGGGATACCTTTACCACTTTGATTTTTATGTAATTCAAACAAAGACAAACCTGTTTCCTCGTCTTTGTAAGCTTTCATAAATGGCTTCAAATGCTGGTAAGAACAATTTAAATATCTAGCTGCTGCTCTAACTGAGCGAGTATATTTCATTGCTCTGACACAATCTTCTTTTGATATGGGTTTGGGTTGGGCCATACTATAGATCTTCTATTCCATCCAATAATGTATTATCCCAAAGTTTCATATCATCATCTGCATCATCATTTAATTCTACTTTATCAAATGATATGTTTTTAGGTTGTTTAATGCGTTCCATTCTATCTGCTTCATTTGCGTCTAAAATTACCATATCATTCCAAGTATGGTCTTTTTCACCATAAACCATTGACATACCTTTTTTAGCTCCAACTGTAGAGCAATCAACACATGTTTTTGTGTTTGGAAGTGCTTTTACCCTTAAAGGATTAATTTCTTCTTTACATTTAATGCACATTCTACTTTCCATCGTATCGTTTTAAAAATTTATATAATTGTACAGGAGTTTCAATTTTATGTTTAACTCCATCTTCATCCATTAAAGGATATACCCCACCTTCAGAGGAAATACTATCAAATACCCACCATAAAATAATTTCAGTTTTTAATTCACCAAAATATTTTTCCATAAGTAGTCTTATTGATATTATGTATGGATTATCATATTTTTCTATATGAACACCAACTGTGCCTAAAACAGCACTTACTGCCTCAATTTGACACATGTTTTCAAGTAACTCAAAGAAAAATTTCTCCTCTTTTTTCCCTAATGACTTTTCACTTTCTTTTACCCTACCATGTTTTCCAACCAGTTCAGATAAATTTTTAAACTTTTCGCTCATATTTTTTAATATTGAATATTTTTACAAAATCATCAATTTCAATTCGTTTTGTAATAGCTGCTTTTTTAATAGCTTCAGTTATATTATCTGCTTGAATTTTACCTTGTGCCTCTTGGGATGAATCACGCTTGTTGTAGTAAATATAGGTTTTCATTTTTTATGTTTATTAAATTATTTTGATATTCTTCTAAATGACTTATTGTAAGTTTAAATATGTCAAGACTGAATTCACCTATCTCTCCACTATCTTTTATAATTTCAGGCAATTGTTGAAGTAATTGGAAGTTTTGGTTTGTTAGTTGGGTAATATCAAATTCAATTACTATATCATTTTCACCAATTGGGTCGTTATGCCCTATATGAAATACTCGTTTGGTTAAATCAAATGAAGTATTTGGTTGTTCTTGTTCTATATAAGAATCAATTATAATATGCATATCATCTTCAATATAAATTCTATCACACCATGGTTCTAGTACTCCAAGTAATTGTAAATTACAATTTTTAACTACATAAGCAATGTTGTATTTTGGAGAAATTATTGGATGTTGATAAGCATCGTTTTTAATCCAACTACCCCATTTACGTAAATAATGACGATAAGATTTATTTTTCATATTATGGAAATAAGGGTTTGTAGTTATATTTTCTATTCCATCTTGAAATTGGCCTCCTCTACATGTTAAATGATATACTAATGAATCTCTACTTTGTATGCAAGTCATTCCATTTAATATCATCCTATTAAAAATATCTGAATCTTCATAATATGAATGGAGATATTCATCATGCAAATCAGTATCTAGTAGATCGTTTTTATAACATATCCAAGGGGCGAATATTCCATTAGTTATTTGATCTTTATATTCTATTAAAGATTTTTCAACAAATTTATTAAATTCTTCAAGTTTAAAATCCTCAGGGTACATCCCAAAATCTTGAATTATTTTTTCCAATCCTGGTGGGTGAAGAGGTGGTTCAATTCTAGTTGCTGAAATAATTGTTTTGGGTTGGAGGTGTTTAAGTAAATTAATATCAAATCCTTTAGCCATATACATATCAGCGTGGAACATACATACTATTTCTGTTGATGCTGCTTTAATACATCTATTATATCCTGCCGCAATTCCTTGAGGGGAAGTTTCTTGGTTTACAAGATATTTAATATTATTTTCTTTTAACCATTCTATAGTTCCATCATTACTTGAATCAACCCACACTATAATTTGGTTATCATATGTTGAATTGTTTTGGATACTTTGAATAGAAGATTTTAGATATCTAAGATTATCCTTACTTGGGATACAAAACGTTATTTTTTCCATTTCATTTGAGTTTGAGTTTCAATAAATTTTATTTCATCTTGATGTTTCTCAGGGATAACTAAAATACAATCTTCAAGATGTTCAGTACATAGTAATCTATATGTTACATATCCCCATTCTTCTAATAATTTGATTACTTGTTGATCATTTTCTTGGTTAGGATAATTCTCAAGAAATATTATTGGATAGTTTGACTTAATTGTTTTTTCACCACCTATAAGAGCATTTAATTCAGATCCCTGAACATCTAGTTTTATTAAGTTTAGTTTGGGTAAATTTAAAGAGTCTATTGTTATTGTTTCTACTTCTTCTTCTCCTTTATCTAGATCTGTTAATCCTCTTCCCCCATAATTGATGCAATTTTCTGAGAAATGCTGTTCACTGGTGGGGGACATTTTTAAGGTACTAAATGAATTACTTAAACCTAACCTATACTGTTTGATTATATTAGATGCCCCATTTAATAAAACGTTTGTAGATAAAATGTTAAATATTAAAGGTTGAGGTTCAAAACTATATACTATTCCTTTATCAGCTAAGGAGGCGAAGCAAATTGAATGAAAACCTAAATTAGCTCCTCCATCTAATATAATATAATCTTCTTTAATAAATTGACTATAAAAATAAAATAAATGTTGTTCCCAATACCCGTAGTTTGCTATACAATTACTAATTAAATCTTTTTCTAATAAGCAAAAATTTCCATAATTAGTTTCTTTAAAATATATGTTCATACTCTTATTATCTGTTGATTGTTATTTAAGGAAATTTTGAATTGCTGTATAACTTTCTTGTTCATATGTTTTATATAAATTATCTTCCCTAGTAGATAAAGTATTGGTTCTTTTTAATGGGTGTTGGTAATTATGCCCTTTTATTCTATTTTTAATGATATATTGAGGGATTTTATTTTTTAAAAATACTAAATTAGCACAATAATCTTCCCTAGAAAAATGTAAATCATTAGGAATAAACTTGGGAAGATTAGGAGATAAAGCTAATAATGCTCCATCTATTTTAGGTGAACCATTTTTAATTATTTTTATGTCTCCCATATCATTTACATTGTTTAAAGCTTCATAATTTATGTAATCATCACAAAACAAATATGGTGGAAGGGCATTATTTCTTTTAGGCCAACTTCTTTCATACAAATCCAACCCTTCAAATTCAACTACCCCCCATGAATCGTCCCCCATTTTTCTAGAGGCTAAACTTAATATATGAGGTTCTTGAATTTCTATATTAGATAAAATATAAAAATAATCTTCAGGAACTAAACAATCACTTTCTCCCCATACTGTATACTTGTAATCATTTGAGTATGTCTCTCTTCTCCAATCCCCTATATTATAAAAAGGATCATTATCTGTTTTATAAATAATCTCAGCATCTTTTAATACAGGATGATCAATGAATTCATTAAACATATCCTCAGATTTCCCTTCTATAGGTTTTTCTAGATATGTCTGGGAATTTAGGCAAAGGAGTAATTTTATGGGGAGTGAAGAGTGTTTTAATGAATATTGAAGGGAATCTAATGTTTCATTTAGTATTTTAGATTCATACCACATTATATGTTGTTGATATAATATCATAATTGATAATTTTTAGCTAAATTTCGATAATGGTTTAATATATGAATAGAATTTATTTTTTCAAAGTACTTATACATTCCTCTTTCAGCTAAAGTATTATAACTGCTTGAATTAGTTTCTTTTATTGTTGCACTCCCTAAATGAACTGCAGTTACTACATCTAATACTCCTACTTTCCATTCATTTTGTTCACATACATACCCAGAATAAACATCATTTCCCCAACCATATGTTAGATCATCATCATATTGTTTTAAATACTCTATAAAATCTCTATGGATTAAAGGACATTGAAAATCAACCCAAGGAACTTGTCTAATATCTTTTGAATACCAATTATTCATTGTTGGCCAATAACATTGATTCTCTTCAGGTTGGATGATTGAAGGAGATATAATTTTATATTCATGAAGTTCATTTCTAAGAGTTTTTACAAAATCTTTTCCATGGACTACTAAATCACTGTTTAAAAATAATAAAGAATCATATTCTGGGTTGTCTAATATCCATTGGAAAGCTAAGTTAAGTCCTCCCCCAAACATTAAGTTTTGGTCTACTCTGATAGAGGGGTTATCAGGTTTTATTTCACTTCCATTATCTAATATAACTAAATCATAATCTTGATTTTCATATGGTTTAAGTTGTCTATATAAACGATCAGTAAAATGTTTTGTATTATAGTGGAGGATAACTGCTAATGTTTTCATCTTAAAGAAATATATAATGTTATTTATACTTTTTATTTTTTAAACCCATAAAAATATAAATCATGTAATTCTACACCTAAACATTCACCATATTCTATATCATATTGTTCATATTGATGAATAAATTCTTTAAAATTATTTATATCATCTATACTTAGATTTCTGTAATAATCAGACCATTCTTCTGAGATTTGTAATAATAATGGGGCAGCATATGATCCGTCACTGCCTCTAGTTCCATGTTCTTGCCTATTAGGGGCGGCGCATGTAAATAAAAATAAACCTCCTGGTTTGAGCATTCTAGTAATGTTTAAAAGGCTTTTTTCCCAAAACATATCATGTTCAAAAACCTCAGTACTTATAATTACATCATAACTATTATCAGGGGCTTGATATTGATGAGATATACTAATAATGTCTACATTAGGCCCCTCAGCAACATCTAATCCAGTATATTCACAATTGGTAAATAAATGTTTATTACTTCCGTTTATATCTAATGAACCTACATCCAAAACTTTTTTTCCTATAAAATACTCTGGGAATTGTGATTTAATTTTGTTACAATAATTTACTACGGTAAAATGCATAATTTTAATTTTTTATTAGTTAATATTAATATATAATGTTTGTACTCCAATTTGATTGTAAAATAACTCCTAAATAATATTTAGATAACTTATCATTATCTAACTTATAATGTTTATCATATTCATATTGTGATGAATAATGGTAAACTTTAAATAATGGGCCCCTAGGGTATATTGGGATTGTGTTATCATGTAATAACCATTCTCCATACCATGTAAACTCTGATGGGGTTGTTTTGAATAAATCTGTAAAATTTAAATTATTTGGTTGTAAATATTTTTCATATAATGACTTCCAAACAGAAGCAGACCAAATAACAGGTGAAGGACCAAAGTCATAAATAACTCCATCTCTTTGAAAGAACTCCATTATAGATAAACGGTCATTTTTATATTCTTTATACGGATCAAAACCTGGTTGATGTTTATCCATAAATTCAAAAAGTTCTCGATGCTCATGACATATAGTATATGGAGTATTATCATTATACATGAAATCTTTAACATAAAAAGGTTTAATAAAAACACTATCTGAATCTATACAAACATAATTTTCACATAATTGTAGTTTCCAAAATTGACTTTTTACTACTTGTTGGCCTAACCAACCTTGATTAGTAGAGTCAATATCTTCATCTGGGATCAATGTGTATAGATTGTCACCTAATATATTAGAAAATAATTCTAAATCTTCTTTTGGGGTTGAAATAAAAAATGGGATAGAGTCTCTATTATATAGTGTTATACTGTCTAAAAGAGATTTTACTCTATATACATCATTTTTATATGATTTACAATATAAAACTATTTTTTCCATTAATTATAATTTTTTATTGTTTTGAATTAAATATTTGTATAAAATTCATTTTGTTTCTCTTGTCTTTCTATTGTTTTTGGGTGGTTTAAAGCAAAATACTCTACATCAGGTAATGCTGTATATATTTTAAAGCCATCTAAACGCTCATGTACTTTGTTTACCCATTGAATTTCCGGTTTATTTTTCCAAATACGCCATTGGTAATCAGGCCAATTAACCCATCCAGCATCATTTACTTTCCAACCCCATTTTGCAATGTGTTCCGGAGTTAAACCCTCTACTGTATTTACTCGTGGAACTAGGAAAACATCTATATCTTCGTTTTCAACTAGTATATCGGGTAAAACTGCTATTAGATTTTCATTTGGTATTTCATCAGCATCAATTTGAAAAATATAATCTCCAGTACAAAATGAAGATAGTTTATTTTTCCAATCAGCAAAATGCCCTTCAAATTTTGCTTTATACCATGAAAACTCTCCATTCACTGAATGGGAACGGAGGAAATCCTCAATTTCAGGGTCACCATTTGTTTCATCATATAAGATCACTATGTTGTCTTGTAAACGTTTATGTTGAAGCAAAAACCCCACTAAACGTTGAATTTCAATAAATTCGTTACAGACTGTGATTGCGTACGTAATTTTCATATACCTTTTATTTTTTCGTTGTTGTATTAATTTTAGTAGGTAAATCTATTCCGTTACCTAATTCTAATAGTTTAAAATATTTTTCATCTCCAACTACACCATCAACAGTCCATTCTGTTTTTACCCCATTTTCGTAAATGGGAATGGAATATGTTTCTTTATTCATATAACTTTTATTTTATTGAATATAATAATGGTTTTGGAGGTATCCTAGTTATTTTGGTATTTCCAAATAAAACCCCCTGAGGTTTTGCTTGAACCTGTTAAAGCTCCTGAAAGGGTGCCTTGGGCTACTCCTATATATTGAGATGCTTCATTTACAGAAGGAAAAATTTTTAATATTTCTTTAGTATGTTTATCTAACATCATAACAGGTTTTTTATTTTTTTCTTTAGGAACCCCTTTTGTAATTTCAGATCGTTTTTGGCGGGATTGTTCTGAATGATTTTTATATCCAGCATTTGGTTTTTTCTTTCCTTTATTTCCTTCTCTTCTCTTTTGGTTAATTATTTCTTTCTCTTCATTTGTTTTCAATGACCAAATTTTTTTTAAATTATTTTTAAATTCTTCACTTTTAGGTCCTCCTCCTTGGTCATGTAAACTACAAAATAAAACCTTTTTCCAATTCCCTTTAAATTGATCCAAGTAATATTGTTTCCAATATGTTTCTCTTTCATTAAGTTGTTCTATAGAACATTCTTCTATAACATCATGAATATGATTTTCCCAACCATATTTTTTAATAGAATTTAAAATAATATTTCCTATTGAATTCATGTATTTATAATGTTGTTTTCTTCCCAAAACATCAATGCTTTGCCCTATATAAATCTTTCCAGAAGGAGACGTAATTTTGTATATTCCAATAATTTTCATTTGAAAAAAGAACCTCAACGGATTTTGAGGTTACGGGCTCTACTTTCCATTGAGGTTTTGTTTAAATATTTTACATCGTAGCCGTAACTCTACGGTTATACATATTGGAAAAATATGGAAAGATACAAAATATTTTAACTATTCTGGAAGATGTTTATGTAATCTAATGCCTCAATATAATCACGCTCGTCAAACAATTTCATATTAGCCATATCCATTTTATATTCCATAAACCCACCTGGTTTACCGGGGATTGGGTGATTGACTCTTTCTCTTTCAGGGATTTTAATTGATTTTACTGCTGCCCACCCCCAACTTTGAGCATTTGAACCATTAGCAAATACCATACCTAATCCAGATTCATTGATTGTGTTTGGAATCCAAGTTAAACCTGTTTTTTCATCTTTCCAAGCTAAATCTTTATATAATTCAGGTAAAGTTTCCATTTGAGTTTCATAAAACTCTTCACCTTCTTTCATTAAGCTGTTAGTCCAAAAACCACAAGATAAACTTAGGTAATTTGATATATCAGGGGTAACCTGTGTTTTATAACACAAGTCACCTCCTGATTTTGGGCAATTTATTATTTCTTCGTATTGCATATTTATTTTGTTTCTGTTGTTTCTACTTTTTTAAGTTTTGGGAGCTCTATTTTAGAAAGTTTTGGTAATTGAAGTTGGACATGTTTTGGAAATTCAGGTATTTTTTCTTCAAATACTTTACCTAGTTTTTCTTTCATATTGTCAAATGAAAATTTAGATCTTGATTGAAAACCTTGTCTTTTTGCTTTTTCAGCATATCCTTTATAGTTTTCAAATACATCTTTTAAATAATGTCCTACGTGACCAGTATCAACTGAGAACCATTGTGCTTCTTTTAATAACATGTTATTTGCAGCACTCGGGTGTACATTGGTTAATTCACCAGGTAACAACGTAGTAAATTCAGGGTTTAAATAGTCAATATGGCCACTCCAATTTGTTGTAATAATTGGTTTATTAACCATAGAAAACTCAAGTAATGGACGACCAAACCCTTCTCCTTTAGTTAAATTAACCATTGCTTTAACTTTAGAGTGATTATAGATTTCATTCATTTCCTCGTCTGTAAATTCACCATGTAGTAAATAAACATTTGGTAAATTATTTGATTTACAAGAATCTTTAATTGCTTTAATTTTTTTCAATAATTCATCTCTATCCATATAAGATGATCCTACTTGAGATGTTTTTAAAATTAATGCTGGTTTTTTAGATTTGTTTTTAAATGTTTCAAAAAATGCTTTAATAAGCAATCCTACATTTTTTCTATCCTCACCTAATTGACCTTGCATCCAATGTCCTACAAACAAATAAGCAAATTCTTCTTTAATTGAAGATAAATCAAAAGTTGATTTAACTGGTTTATATGTTTCAATGTTTGCACCCTCAAATATTACCTCACTATCTCCATTCCACTCAATGGTTCCCATTGGTTGGTTGGTTCTTTGGTCGCGTTTTTCAAATTTACTATTTTTAAGTACTTCAATTGTATGTTTTGAGGAACCTAAAATTAAATCCATTCTACCACATCCTTCAACCCATTCAGCTGGGGAAATTGTAGTTTCAATTCCAGCGGTGCAACCAATGTTATATTTTCCAATTGGTTGAAATTCATTTGGAACGGTAATTTGCATCCAGATTTCTGGTTGAGATGGTAATTGTGGTGAGGTTAATAGGTGTGAAGTTAAAAATGACCATTCCGGATTATCTTTAATAAATCCTTTTGGTGTTGCACCCCATCGTTGAGGTAAAACTTTAACATCGTATTTATCTAATTCAATAATCGCTTTAACGATATCGCGAGAACGTGCTCCATAACCACTATAAGTGTCAATTGGGCAACTAATTACAAAAACTGGTTTGCTCATAATTTTAATATAATAATTCGTGTTTAATTGTATCTTCTTTTATCTCATTGCAATTGATTAACTCATACTTTACTCGTGGAATCCACGTGTCAAATAATTTATCTATCGCGTTAATTGCTCTAACTCCCATATGCTCACCAGTTAATCCTGCTTCATTTACAGCCCAATGTCTTCCTGTTTTACCAAGTGATTTTCTTGTTTCTCTATCCATTGCATATACTTCCGAAATTCGAGCGGCTGCATCTTCGGCTGTACATCTATCATCCCAAATATAAGGTGTTTTAGGTGAACCTTGAATTGAACGATTTGTTGGATAAACCGGAAATGCCCATGAACCATGGTTTTTCAATCTACCAGTGTGGTTTGAAGGTAATTTTGGGGTTGGTGTAAACCAATTACCATATTCGTCTTCAAATCGCATTTGATCTTGCATTCCACCTGTTACGTTAGCTATAATTACAGTTCCCGCTAAAATTGCCTCTGTTAATGATAGACCCCATCCTTCATTTGAAGTTAACAAAATCTGAGTGTCTGCAATGTTATACAAATAGTTCAAATGTTTGTGGTCTAATTTATTAGTTGAAAAATAAATTGCATTTGGATAATCTTGAAACAATATTTTTCTAACTGCATCTAGATCCGTTCCATGCTCACTTATTACCTCGGTGTGTAAAACCATAGCACATTTTTGAGCTTTCTCTTTTGGTAATGTGTCTAAAAAGAATCTAAACGCAAGCATTGTATCCGGAATTTGTTTACGTCTAATATTTCTTGAATTAAAAAATACTACAAAATCTTTTTCCTCTCCCGAAAATAAATTTTTCTTAAATGCCTCTAATTCTTTTAGTTCATTTTCGTTTTCAATCGGATAAAAATGATTTTCATTTAAACCATGAGGAACATACTCTATAATTTTACCTTCTGCTTTCTCACCCAATACAAGTTCATTTATCAATTTTGTTTGTTTTGAAATTGCTAGTAACGCATCACACGACTCGTAAAATGCTTTGTTGTACAATGGTGCTGGGTAATCATCCCAGATGTTTAAATAAATGATTGGGGTTGTTTTTCTAATCTCGTTTTCAATCATAAATAACCACTCAAAGTATCTTGGGTCCGTAATCAACATGATTGCATCTGGTTTTTCAATTTCAATCATGTGTCTAATCAAATCTGCATCACCGTAACCGTTTGTTGGGTATAAAAACACTGATGTATCTGTTAGGCCTGTACTTGAGTTTGTGTCTTGAGATAAATCAAAACGTTTGCCTTGTTCTGGATGATTAATTGCTCCTGCAATATTGACCCAATTGAAATGTTGTGCTGTGTGTAAAACTAGTTCACGTGCTACTGTTGCTACACCCGAATGGACTCTAATGTCGTCGCAAATCAATAGGATTTTTTTTCTCTCGTTTTGAGGTAAATAACCGAATTTGTCTTTCATATATAACTTTATTTTGTTTAAATGTAAAAAATTAATCTTCGCTTTCCAAGCTTAGATCATTGTGATTGTGTACTTTTTTTCTAAAGTCCTCGTCTGTTAAATAAAGGTGAATTGCTCGTTCACTTAGTTTTTGAAACGAAAACTTGCGTTTAATACACTCGATTTTAAATTTGTCGAATAGGTCCGTATCTATTTTTACGGAGGTTAATTGTTGGTTTTTTTCACTCATATGTTTTTAATTTTATGTTATCATATATACATATGGTGGTATATTAATAGGTTGCAGAGCATAAGTGAGTTTTATGAAAAGGACAATACTTGCAATTATCGTTTATTTTAGGTTGGTGTTCAACTTGTTTAAAACCATTTCGATCAAATGCTTGTTCTATAAATTCCTCTATTGATTTTGTTACTTTATTTAGTTTTACTTTACCTGCTGCTGGTTTGTGGATTTGTACACGTTTGATAACAAAATTTTCGCTTTCAAATATTTTACGTTTTACAATCAAAAATTCAACTTCAATATTTTCTAATGGGATATTGTAAATCTCGGAGAAATATTTTTTATATGCTATGAGTTGAAATTGTTTATTTTCATCCGATTTTTGTTTTTTATTCCAACCATTATAAGATGTTTTAATATCTATAATTCTAATTTTATTTGTTGGTTCGTGATATAAAACAACATCAATGAATCCTTGAAGTAATACGTTTTGGTATTTTGAATGTGGGGTTAGTACAATAGGTATTTCACATCCAACTAAATGCCATCCTCGTTTACCAAAATATTTTGTTTTGTCTTTAGATAGTTCTCTTATTATTTCAACTCCATCTTCGTAAAATTCTCTTAGTTCTCCAGGTTCAGAGAAATGTTGGTTGTTGTTTGATTTGTATTGTTTTTTATATTCTTCACGGAGTTTTTCCTCTAGCATTTCAGATGTGTTAAGTCTGTCTGCTTCGGCTCCACTTTGTTCATAAAATACAGTTAGGTAATGCTGGAGTGTTTCGTGGAATGCTGTTCCAAAAACAGTGTGAATGGTTGAAGTGAATTGTTTGTGTCCTTCCTTGTATTGTAGTGACCATTTTTTAGGGCAATCATTGAACATTGAAAGTTGAGAGTAGGAAATGGACTTTTGAGTTGCAAAGTCTATTTGAGGTAGAACTTTTTCTTTTATTTCCTTTAATACGGAAGGTACCTTTTTTTTCATTGTATAAAGATACAAAAAAAGCCTGCCAAAGGCAAGCTTTCTTTAAATTTTTGAAATTATCTTGATAGCGACAATAAGATAATCTCTTGCTATAACTAGCAAACGGTCCTAAGCCGTGTCGTAAGTTACTTAATGATACCGGCTCTTAACTGCCAAAGTTTCATTTCTTCAATATTTTCTTGAGGTCCAACTATGTTTTCGTAATCAATCATTCCTAATGTTCCTCCGATACGAGATAAATCTATAGCGTTTTCAGCAACACGATGTAAATCCATATCGTCTTTGGCATCTTCTCTAGCATATTCGAGTAATCGAATAAATAGAGGAACATCTAATTTAATCGTGTCTTTTGGGTTCATGTTAGTAGTTATTTGGTTCTTCTACTTCTTTTCCTTCGTCTAAATCTTCATCATCTTTTTCTTCCCCTTCTTCTAGGTCTTGTTCTCTGTTTTCAAATTTAGTTTCGTATCTTTCACTTAAGAAATGTTCAAAAGCATCTTCGTATGATTCTTTTTCACGTTTAGCAAATGGGCTATTAATAGCACCCATTCCAACAAAGTTTTCGTTTATTGATTCTTTGTTTTCTTTTTCTTCGTTTTCTTGCAATTTAGCTTTATATTCACCTTCTGTGATTACACCTGCTAACATTTGCATACGTAATTGTTCGTTTGTCATAATTGTGGTTTCTAAAATTGTGTTATATCTAAATTCATAAGCATTGAATAATCTATTTAATTCTTTACTTACAATACGTTGTTGTTCTAAACTTGAGGAAGAATTTATTATGGATAAAAAAGCATCTAAAATGTCTTTCATGACCCATATATCCTCAGGATGATCCGTTTTTAATTTTTTATTTAAATTATCTAAACGTTTTCCTATAGGTTGAAAAGAATCATTTTTTTCCATTTCTCCAATAATTTACAGCAACATCTACAGCGGTTCTCAATTGCTCAATTAAATCATCAACTTTCTTCTTTTCTTCAGGGTTTATCTCACTTTCATTTAAAGTGTTTTTCCACTCTAAATTTTCAAATTTAATATCCTTGTATTTACCTTCCATGTTTATTATAAATATTATAGAGTTTTTGATTTACGCAATACTGTTAAAGCTTTCTGCATGTATAGAATATCATCTAATTTTTCCTGGATACTATGTTCGAGCCAATCTTCTAGAGATAGGTCGGATCTATCCAAATCTGTGTTGTATTTCTGTTTTCCTATAGTGGCTCTTTCAATAAATTTATCAATGATAGAATCTACGATTGAATCTGTTGTTGAAATTATTCGTTCGTTTTTTCCAATTGATATTCCGTATGGTTTACCTGTTAAAGGATCTTTTTGTGGTACAAATGTCATTTCATTAATTTTTTGGCTTCTTTTTCATCTACTCCCATTTCATATAAAATAGAGCGTACTCCATGTTCACGTAAAATGTCAATGTATTCTTCTGCTTCTCCTAATCCGCATTCAAAATATTTTGCTACATATTCTACCAATGTAGTTGGTTTTTTCTTAGTGTTTGATTTAATCCACTTGAAAAACATTTTACGTTTTGGAATCATTTCTTTGTAAATTGAATATATTTGTTTCTTTTGATCATATGGTACAGTTTGGACAAAATTAACCAATTCAATAAAATTTTGATTCATTGAAATAGAACGGTTAACTGTATAGCTATTCCAATTGTCCCAAGACTCCTCTGAAATATCTTCAACAGGAGTCTTAAAATAGACAATTTCATCTAACCATTTCCAAACTGTAGGGATATGTTTTTTAGACATCTAAAGTAATATCTTTATATTCGTCACGGATTTCTTTTGGGAGTGAATCTGCTAAGATTTTTTTAGATTCCAAATCGTAAAATACAGGGATAGGCATAAGCATATCTTCGTCTGTTCCTGTAATGAATTTAGATACTTTACGAATTACTACTGCTTGTCCGAATAATTTACCTCCATCAAATCCTTCTATGGATGTTGTGTTTTGGAAGTCAATGTTCATTTTTGGTTGTTCCATTTTTATTTGTTTTTAACGGTTAATAAATCTTCTAACATCGTGTTATATACATCATTTAATACAGGTTGCCCGTGAAATTCTTTAGCAGCATCAACTGTTGATTTTTTAATTGTAGATGAAATTAATACATTGTTTTGTTCATCTAAGATTTGGATTTTAATTTTTAAATTTTCCATTTTTATTTATTATTTATTTGTTTTTTCTTTTTTATATTCTATAAAGTCATGTATAAACCCAGCTGCAACTATTATGTTCATTCCAAGCGATACTATTATTTCATGTATGTCTTGGTAAACAGTTGTCATTAAATGAATATGTCCTACTGTCCAAAAAGGTACGGACAAATTTTGAGATACCCACGAAAGAGTGTATTTTAAAAAATATTTCATATTGCTTAAATATACTAACTATTCTTTAAATCTCCAAAAATAACCACCTATTCTATACCCTTTTTTAATTCCTTTACTAACTGTGCCTTTTGCAATATTTAAATCTTTTTCTGCTTCTATCTGGGAAGTATATTCTTTAATTATATTTCTATTATCGTCCATGCATATAACTGGTTTGTAGTTGGATGTATGGGGTTTTCCTTTTAATGGGCTAATTTTTCCTTTTCGTTGTTTTGAAAGTTTTTCCCCAAATCCTGATGGTTTGGGTTTTCCTTTATTTGAATTTCCTAAATTTTTTCCATGTTCTTTTAATTGGAGGCTATTTTTCCAGTACTCTGGTTTTGATTTGCCTTTGTTCGATTTGCTAATTTTCTCTCCTCTATTTTGGTATGCCTCAGTTTTAGTAAATTTATCTGTTCTTCCATAACTCTTATTGGTTTTATTGTAAAATAGTGGGTTTAAAGCAGCATCAAAATATTCTAACCAATATATTTCTCTTTGATTTAGTTCTTCTATAGATAAACAATTCTCCAAAATTTCTTTTTTAAAATTATTTCTTCCATATTTTTTAATATCTCTGTTAAGATCTGTTCCACCTCCCAAATATGATTTAAGATTGTTTCTATCTTTGCCTATATATTTTTTCCCATTAATGGTATTAGTTGTTAAATAAATTATCATTTTATTATAAATATTTAATCAGTGTCTGTTATTAGCTGTCTAAATATTACTTTTATATGACGTTTTATGATTTTAATTCAATAATTTTAGCTATACAAGAAGCTATATTAATCTCTTTATCTATTCGAAAATTAGCTTGATATAAATGTTCATTTAATATGATAGCAACAGAACCCTCCCTCCCAGGAATATATTTTGAAGCATAGTCAAATAAGTTTCGGTACAATTCTTCAAAATCTTTCGTATTCGAGTCAATAATTGTCTGACGGATTTTTGTAAAGTTAGGTTTAATTTGGGCTAGTTCTTTCAATACCTCTTTAATATAGTTATTTGAGGTTAAAACGGTTTCGTCAAGTACAATAGCATCATCTTTTACAGACATTTGTAAAACGTTTAACATTTTACGCATGTCAGGATAGTACTTAACGATTAGATTTTTTATATCATCTTGCTCATAAGACACATTAAGTTGATCTGTTAAAATCCAAGTCAAATGGTTATACACATCCATTTTAGTTGGAGGTACAATTTTAAGAGTATGGCATCTGGATTGTAAAGGATCAATAATTCGCTCTATAAAGTTACAAGTTAAAATAAAACGTGTTGAGCGGGAAAATGTTTCAATTACATTACGTAATGCGGCTTGTCCTTGAACAGTAATGAAATCGGCTTCATCTAGAATTACTACTTTGATACCTTTCCAAGATGCAGCACTAGCAAATCCCTTTACTTTTTCTCGGATTGCATCTATACCATTTTCATCACTTGCATTTAAAAAAAGATAGTCACAATCCAAATTTTTGACTATAATTTTGGCCAATGTTGTTTTTCCGCAGCCAGGTGGACCATAGAAGATAAAATTTTGCATATCACCTTGGTCAATGTATTTTTGGATAGTGTCTTTAACGGTTTCGTTTCCAACATATGACTCTAAAGATGTAGGACGAAAACGCTCTACATATAACGTATTTTCTTTCATAACCATAATATACAAAAAAAGCTTGCACTAGGCAAGCTTTTTATTTAAGTATTTTATTTTGTTTAATCAAAAGCAGCTTTTACCCAAGATTGAATATTTTGAATTTTAGGATTATTTGTATTCCCTCGGGAGATCTCTCTCTCTAGACCATCAGTATAATTCTCAAATTCATTCAGGTCTATTCCTTTATCTGTTAAAGCTTCTTCACGCTCACTATCTCCATCCCAATATTCATTTGGTTTTCTTCCTGTAAGGATATTTGCTAAAATATCTCTAGTAGCATAAGGAAGATCGTACACAGCTTCTTCGGGTCCATCTTCTTTCTTCATTTCCTTAAATCTTTTAACTATAGCATCTTCAAAATCTTTTCGATGTTTAGAAGCTAATGTTACTTCAGTATTCCCAGGAGCAGGGTAAGATTTTCCAACTCTACCCATAATTTCTTCTTCTTCCATTTTTTCTTTATATTGGCTCTCTGTGATAATACCAGCCAACATTTGCATACGTAATTGTTCTTTTGTCATTTTATTTTAATTAAATTAATTTTCGTTTCTAGTGATAAATATATAAAAAAAATTAAGGTTTCCAAGGATTTTAATATCTTTGTGATCTCATATATGCTTTTTCTAGAGTTTCACCTGGTCCTCTATCTCTATATTTTCCACCTACATCACCAACTGCAACTCGATACATTGGATCGTTCATCAATTCATCAAATGTTGCTTTTATTTTAGCTAAATAGTCCTTGTATCCTTCTGAAATTTTGATTAGTTCTTCTCTTTCTTCTGGGGTGTCATAGAAGCGTCCTAGATTTCCATCTCCTTCTGCATCCATTTTGTCAGCATTTTCTCTAGTGAATAAACCAACTTGTGAAATCATTTGGCCTGCATCGTAGTACAAATCTGTTCCTTCTGCTTCGTTTATCTTGTTTTCAGCTAAATATTTTTTTAAATCGAAATTGTCCATTACAGTCCTGCTATTTTTCTCATTCTATACATTCCATAATCAAAATCAACTTCTTCTTTCAATGTTGATTTTTTAATTAAAAGTTTTTGTCTTTGGTCTTTTGAAATGCCTGTTACAGTTACTTTATATTTTCTTTCACCGTTTACTTCAACTGGTTCAACTTCATATTTAGCTGTTGGAACTTCTCCAATTTCTTTACGTAGCAAATCTCTAAATTTATCGGCTTTGTCTTTTGTATCTGCAGTTACAGTTAGAGGTGGTACCTCTTCTGCTTTTGGTTTTTCTACCGTTTTAGGTGCTTCACCTGCATCTTGTTCTACATCAACTAAAGTATATTCAACTCCGGCATTGTCCATAATTGTTTTCAATACTTTAGACAAATATGGTTTTGTTTTGTATGGGTTTTCAAGTGTGTAAGGAAAAACAATTTTTCCATCTTTTACTACATAGTGAATATCTTGTTCCAATTTACCACCATACTTTTTCAAATTGTCAGGTGTTTTCATTGGGTAATAGTTTTTACCATATGTTCCAACTAAACTTTTTGGAAGTGATTTACCTGATAAAGTATATAGGTAATCGTTTAAGCTACCATCGTTTCCTTCAGCTTGCCATTTTTCATATCCATCTTGAGCTTCTTTTTCAGTAGCAGCCCATGCATCTGGTACTCTGTTTTTGATATCAATTATTTTAAATGCTTTTTCGTCATCTGAGCGGGAATCCCAATCTTTCCAAGCAGCTCCAGCTTTTTGTGCAGGAATTGAAGGTCCAAATGCTTTTTTAATAGCTTCAGGATTTCGCATGTTTTGTGCGTAAATACCGTAGTTTTTAACGTCATCCATTGCTTGCAACGCAGCATCTAAATTTGTGGGTTGAATGGCAAGATCGTAACGAACCTTTAATTGGTTCATTCCATCTTCTTCTCCTTCAATTTCACGTAGTATATCAGTTAATTTCATAATTATAAATATGTAAAAAAAGGGACCTGCTATAGCATGTCCCCATAAATATTATAGCGTTTAACAGGTTCAGGTTGAATTTCTTTTTCCTCGCTTCGTATAACATAAAGTTTACTATCTAAAGGAGCTAAACGAAATTCTACGTTTTCTTGATTTACCTCAAACCATGCCTCTAGAGCATCTGTAAGGGATTTGTGGACTACTTTGTTTTTGTCTTCTACTAGGATCCAAGTGTCACCTTGTCCTTTTACTCTGGTTGCAATTAACTCGTTATATTCTTCTATTTTTACTTGCATTACATCATCATTGAAGGATCATACATTGGTTGCTCTGATTTTTTGTCTTCAGGTTTATCAACTACAACACATTCTGTTAATAGAATAGTTCCAGCAATTGAAGCAGCATTCACTAATGCGTTTTTAGTTACTTTTTGTGGGTCAATGATACCAGATTTTTTCATATCAACGATAGTTTCTGTTTTAATATTATATCCACTCCAAGTACCTTTTTGTTTTCCAATTTCCATTTTAATTGGATACATATCACTTTCAGCATATCCTGCATTTGATAAAATTTGCTCAAATGGTTTACCACATGCTCTATGAACTAAACGTTTTCCATAATTGAAATCGTCTGAATCGTTTTTAGAGGTAGTAATACCTTCACGAGCATATAATAAAGCAGAACCACCACCTGGTACAATACCATCTTCTAAAGCACATTGTGTAGCGTGAAGTGCATCATCTACTCTATCTTTTTTCTCTTTCATTTCAGTTTCTGTACTTCCACCTACGTGAACCAAAGCAACTCCACCTACAAATTTAGATAAACGTTCTTGTAGTTTTTCTACCTCAAAGGGTGTTTGTGCTTTTTCAATTTGTGCTTGTAATTCTTCTGCTCTAGCTGTAATTGTTTCTGCATTTCCACTTCCGTCAATAATAGTGGTTTTTTCTTTAGTTACAGTAACTGTTTTAGCTTCACCAAACCATTCCCAATTGAATTTGTCTAGTTTCATACCTTTGTCTTTATCAAATACTGTTCCACCAGTTAAGATAGCAATATCTTCCAAAATTAATTTTCTACGCTCACCAAAGTCAGGTGCTTTAACAGCACATACTTTAAGTGTACCTCTCATTTTGTTTACAATAAGTGTAGCTAATGCTTCGCTGTCTACATCTTCTGCTATAATCAACAATGATTTTCCTTTTTGCGATACACCCTCTAAAATTGGAAGTAATTCTTTTACTTGAGTAAAACGGTAATCTGCAATCAAAACATAAGTATCTTGAAGTAATGCTGACATATTATTATTGTTTGTAACAAAGTAAGGGGATTTATAACCACGATCAAATTGCATTCCCTCTACTACTTCTAAATATGTTTCATCTGTTTTAGATTCTTCAATGTAAACTACACCTTCACGTCCTACTTTTTCCATAGCACGAGCAATTAATTTTCCTATTTCAGGATCATTGTTTGCTGAAATAGTGGCAATTTGTTCAAGTTGTTCTTCAGATGTGATTTTTTCTGAATTTTCTTTTAAAGTGGATAATACTTCTTTTACTCCAGAATCAATTCCTCTTTTAATTTCAACTGCATTTGCTCCTTCATTCAATTTAGCTAGACCCCATTTAACTAATTCACGTGCTAATAAAGTTGATGTTGTCGTACCGTCTCCAGCATGGTCAGCTGTTTTAATAGCGGCTTGTTTTACTAATTGTGCTCCTAAATTTTCAATTGGATCTTCCAATTCTGAAATTGTTTTTGCAACTGAAACACCATCTTTTGTTGAAACAACCATTCCATTTTCAACATATACAACATTTCGTCCATTAGGTCCCAATGTTGCTACTACTGCATCTGCTAAAGTGTCAATACCTTTAACTAATTTTTTACGAGCCTCTGCTCC